ATGGAGATCAACGCGTTTGACATCGTGCCGTCCTCTTCCATGATCAGCACGTAATGCTGGTGCGTCTCGTCGATGTACTCACCCTTGCCGCCCTCAACGTATTCGCGGTTGTCGTCCGGATCACGCTTTGTCTGAGGCCGTGCTTCATCTGGCGCGAAGATCTTGATGGGTGCGCCTGTGCCAGAGCCTCTGGGTGCCCACAGCAAAAACCGTCGCTCGTAGTGACACGGGATCACCTTGAGAGGCGACTTCGCGCTGTATACCTGCCGTGACACGGAGTTCACCATGTCGCCTAGCTTGGCAGTCTCTGCCAGTTTTTCGTCCTGCTGGAGCAGTTCTGAAGACACAATCTTCAAAAACGGCAGTGCCAAGTCGTCTTGGCTCAACTCCATACCAACCCCTGCGTCTGCCTCAAACATCGCAGGGCCTGCGACCATTACGTCGCTCTTTTTCTTTTCCGCTACCTTTTTATCTTCTTTCTCAGCCATCATTTTGCCTTACTTATCGTTGCTCGTTGTCCTACCCATACGCCAAACAAATCCATGTCTAGCTCCTTACCTTCCTCGATACGGCCTTTGACCCAAGCTTTCAGAGTGCCGGGATGGATGTCTTCCTTCCGTTCTGGCTCCCATTGCTTTTGAGTCAATTCGTCGACCAAGGCTTTTGCTTCGTTGTCTTTTTCTTTACCGAAGCGCACCGTCACGGTGTTTTTGATGATGTCTCCCTCGCCATGCGCGCGCAGCCAATCGAAGGCTTTTTCTTCGTTATCCTTTTTGATTCTTGCGCCGTATGTTTCTTTGATGTCGACCTTGCTGCCGTCAGCTAAGGTGAAGTTGGTCAGGCCAATTTCGGCCATCTGACTTGGCAGATCTTCGTCAGTCAGCTTCAGCAATGTCTGCTTCGCTGCTTTGAGATCAGCTTCAATATTTTCTACCCTTGTCTGGGCAGCTACGATATCATTGGCCAGCTTTTGCACACCCGACAAACCTTCGTTTGAGGGTAAGTCCAAAGGGCTTTGGCTGTCTTCAGCCATAAGATCAGAGAGAGATTTACTCATCGTCGTCCTCGTTTTTCATGTTTCAAGCGGCGTTAGCCACTTCCCAAGACAAGAATAATCCCATAAAATCGCATGTGTCAAACTATTTAGGCACCAAATGCAATTTAATTTCAAAACTGAGCCTTACGAGCACCAGCGCAAAGTTTTCGATGCAAGTTGGAACAGCGAGTCATGGGCCTTGTTTCTAGAGATGGGTACAGGCAAAACCAAAGTGACTATCGACACCATGGCCAAGCTTTATTGCGAGGGTGAAATAAACGCCGCCGTGGTCATTGCACCGAAAGGCGTGTACGGCAACTGGGTGGCAAAAGAAATACCGCAGCATATGCCGGATGATGTGCCGTGCAGCGTGGTCCTGTGGCAGCCAAACCTTACGCAGAAGTTCAAAGCAGAGCTGATGGCCCTGACGCACGATCAAGAGCACCTGAAGATATTGGTGATGAACGTGGAGGCGTTTTCTTCCAAGAAAGGTACTGACGTTGCTGCATGGTTTATGAAACGTAACCCCAACTGCTTGATGGCCGTAGATGAGTCGACGTCGATCAAGAATCGCACCGCGAAACGCACAAAGAGCATCATCAAACTGGGCAAAGCGGCCAAGTATCGGCGCATCTTGACGGGTAGCCCCATCACCAAGAACCCGATGGACCTGTACGCACAGTGCGCTTTCTTGGGTACGGACGTGCTGGGCTTTGAATCGTTCTACGCGTTCCAAGGCCGCTACGCCGTAATGAAGACGCGCAAGTTTGGTAATCGCAGCTTCCAAGAGATCACGGGCTACAGGAACCTTGACGAACTAAATACCAAGCTTCAGACGTTTAGCAGCCGCATCTTGAAAGAGGACTGCCTTGATCTGCCTGAGAAGATTTACATGCAACGTCATGTGCCGCTGACGAAAGAGCAAGAATCTGCCTACAAACAAATGAAAGAGATGGCACTAGCCATGCTAGAGAAAGGCGAGCTATCGACGACGCAAAGCGTTCTGACGCAGATTATGCGCTTGCAGGAAATCTGTTGTGGGCATCTGAAGACTGACGACGGCGAGGTACAGGACATACCCAATAATCGCATGAGCGAACTGCTGGATGTGATCAGTGAGATGAATGGCAAGGTCATCATATGGGCTAGCTGGGTGTTTGATATTGGCAAGATCAAGGAAGAACTGGCCAAGATCTACGGTATACGATCCGTCTGCACGTTCTATGGGGACACGCCAACGCAAGACCGGGATCAAATGGTGGCAGAGTTCCAAGATCCGGATAGCGAGCTACGCTTCTTTGTCGCTAACCCAAGGACCGGGGGCTACGGTCTGACGCTGACCGCCGCAACAAACATGGTGTATTACAGCAACCAGTACGACCTAGAGATACGCCTGCAATCAGAGGACAGGGCGCACCGCATTGGTCAGACCAAGCATGTGTTGTATGTAGATCTGGTCAGCCCAGACACGGTAGACGAGAAGATCATTGCGGCCTTACGCAATAAGATTGATCTGGCCCAGCGGGTACTGGGCGAAGAAGCTAAGGCTTGGCTTATTTAGCAGTTTTGATTGGGACGTCTAACTCACTTAGTTCATCAGACATGAAACGCTCTGGCACTAATCCGAATTCATCGGCTTGTTTCAACGCTTCTACGCCTGTGTAAAATTGCCTGCCGCGTTCCGAGTCAGCCGTGCGGTTTAAAAAGCTACCAAAAATCAAACTCATCTCTTCTAGATCAGACAAACGACGGCGTTCATCCGCATCTAGAGCGATGCCTTTGACATATGTGTCGACAGGATCGTTTCCCTGCTCAACATCTTGAAGCATGCGCTGCAACGTAAAAGTACGTCGTTCAAAGTCTTCATCGACTTTTCCTGCATCACTGTCGGCTTGTATTTTTTCTAAAGCTTGAGGCAACAAAGCTGGACCCTCGCGCAAACCTTCCGCCACCGTGCCGTCTTTTATAGCTTTTTGATACTCGTCTTTGTAACGATCCATGTCATCGATGTACAAATGATCCATATCTGCCAAAGTTGAGAATTTCACCCTTGTGCTAATCGGTAACTCTTTGAAAAAACGCGTTTTCAAAAATTCTTTGAACCGAGGGTGTCTCACCCCTGCGTGGACAAGTTCGTGTTGAAAGGTGCTTGCTCTGGTTTTTCTGTAGGTAGGCTCCCCAATCAAAACCTCACTCAACTTCATATTGACAGAAGGCCGAGTCGGACCAGACAAAAAGCCGGGAGCAGTCTCGCCTTTTTCTAAGTCATCAAAGAAAATTTTAGCGTCTGGTAGTGATGCGAGTCCCTGACCAACCAAAATTTCGGCGTCCTCTGGGGATCTGTAACCTTTGCGAAACGTCAAAGAAGACCGACTGCTTTTTCCTAAACCGTACTTTTCCCTAAATTTTTGGTTTTCTTGTTCCTCTCTCGTGGTGGGTTTCGCCATGTACAAACCAAGTAGGGGAGACCCAGCACTGCCAGACATGGTGTGGAACGGATAACCAACATCCATGTCAACAGTATTAATGTCCTCCAAACGATCCAATACACCGTAATCTTGAGCGATCCGAAGACGAGCCTCTCTCGCCGGTCTTGTGGCCTCAAACTCCTCGCGAAAACGTTCTGGCACGGTGCCAAAAGTATGATACTGAAGATTTGGTACAGACCTGCCCAAATCAGAAAACAAAGAGTACTGCCCACCTGCCCTGAAAGCGGGGGGAAGCTCTTTGTCATATTCCATCTGCATCTCAATATTGGCCATAGCCTCTGATGCTTGTCTGGCCATTTCCAGATCGTCTGGGTCCGCTAAACTTTCAACACCTTCTGCCATTACGACGGAGCTTGGCGCAGTGACGCGATACCCTGCTGTTGTATCAGCCCAGAGATTGGATCGTTAGGGAACAGGGCCGCGAACTGCTGACGCTGTTGCGGGTTTGCTCCGCCTTGAGGTGGGGCTTGAGTAAAAGATTGCACTGGCGGCGGTGGCGTAGGCAACGAAGCCGGAAAAACTGGCTGCTGCTGTTCGATAACCGCTCGTTCGATAACGTCCTCACGTTGTTGTTGACGACGTTGTGGTTGAAAACCGCCACGCATTTTCATGTCGCGCACTTCTTGTAATTCTTCCAACGTGGCTTCGTCTTCTATGACAAATTCTTGCGCTGGTCGTATACCGATTGCGTTTCTAAAAAAAGAATTTAAGGCGGCTGTCTTCACTGCTTGTTCTTTTGCAAATTGCTTTGCGGTCATGCCAAATTGTTTTGCTTTTTCTACGAAACCGTCCGCTTCAAAAAACCGACTGCCCATATCTACGGGAGGCAAATTGAATTTTTCGCCCGCTTCTAACAATAAAGCCATCGCCTCTGGATCTCTGATAGCCTCTTGCAAAATATCGTAAGTCGATGTGACCGGTATTGACTCCATAATTCTTTGTACAAACCGAGAACCCGCGCCTGCTGTAATCAAAGAGTTGGGATCAGTACCGGGCAAAACTTGACCTAACATCGTACCTGCTTTTGCACCCAGCAACCGACTAAACAACGAAACGAATTCATCGCCCATCGTGGTTATGTCTTCGGTAACATCGAAATTGGCAGCCTTGATTTTTTCCTGTGCTCCCTCGCCAACCGTTAAAAGTTGTTGCAATCTCAACGATTCCGCCTCAGTGAAAATGCCTTCTTTTAAAAGCACGTTCATCAAAGTTTGATTTGATTGGGGCATCGGGTCAAAAAAATAAGATCGTATTTCCGTAAAATTGGGCAATCCCGCAATAAGCTGTTTTTGCCCCTCTCCGGTCGTGGCGAAATCTCGCGCTGATTGAAATATTGCACCTCGCAAAGCGTCATCGAAGTTTTCAATAGTGAAATCTCTTGCGTTTAACCGGTCCTGCACGACTCGGAAATTTGATCCTCCTATTTGCCCGCCTTGATTAGCCCGCGTTACCGCTTCACGCATACGATTGATCTCGTTTGTAAGCGTTTGCTCTGGGTTCTTGCCTCCACGCATCTGTGAAATACCCATAGAGGGTTTTTCGCCCGTAAAAGACACAAACAGAGGTGTCAGAAAATCTTTTCGAGCTTTTTCTGCTTGAGCAATGCTGCGTTGAGCTACGATGCCTGCAGTCCGTGCATCTTGTAAGTCAGCCATCAAGCCGGGGAACAAAGCTAATTGCTGCTTATTGTTTTGAGCAAAACGTTCGAGAGCTTCACCGTTTGGGATAACACTCTCTAACTCGCCCTGATCATTGAATCGTTTGGTGAAATATTGTGGATTGTCCAACAAAGACCGCGTGACCACTTCTAGTTGTTGATCAAGCTCTAATGAGTTCAAAAACGCATCCATTTCAGCGCCCTCGACCCCCGCCAAGCCACCGGGTGTAGCTTGGTCTGTTAGAAACAGCACCGCTTTTCTTGTTTCTTGCATGCGTAAACGTGAGGCATCGTCAGCGCCAGCCAAAATCTTTTGATAGAGCAACTGCGGGTCAATGTAATCTTCCCCAGTAGCTTTATCTATCAATGCCATGTTAGGGAAAGCTCGCAAAAATACGTCATTTTTAGCTTTGCTAAAACTTTTGGCGTTTTGCACATGGAACAACGTATCGCCATCAACTGCTTCCGGACCGTTCAAGTCCTGTAATGTCCGTAGATCAGTCAAGTCTCTTTCAATACCGTTTGCTAATTCGCGATACATTTTCGCAGGAGCTAATTGGGGATCTGCGCCAGACGCAGATTTTGTAGCTAACTTGAGTAAATAGCTTCTATATCTTTTTCTTTGCTCATAGGTGGGGTTGTCTAAATCAACCGATAAATCGTCTAACTGGGTTTGCAAGGCTCGAACACGAGCTTCGCGAGAGACTGCGCCAAGGTCTGATATCAACGCATCAATTTGACTTTGCAGGACAGTAGCTCTCATAGCGTCGCGCGCTTGCTGGTCGCTTTCTTTTATAGCAGGCGGGAAAATCGTTGAAATCATGGCAGGATCATACCCTTCCCGCTGGGCTTGAATTGCCTCAAAAAAGTTTTGACTGCCTACTTCAATGTTGTCTGGCACAAGATCATATAAAGCAGCTTCTTGTTTGTTCACGTCGTCAAAAACTCGCAAAATTAACGAGTTGATTTTACGGCTGGCGTTGTTTACATCACCGTCAGGTAGCAATCGGTCGCCTACTCTTTGAGCGTTGTTGATCATGCCCTGCAACGTGCGGTTGATTTCGTCTTCAAAATACCGTTGAGTCAAAAAAGTAGCGTACTGGATGTCTTGCGGGTTTCCGGTCGTTCGCAAAGCGTTGATCACTGCGCCGACAGCTTGCGCTTGTGCAGCGCGTGTCTTTTCCATTTGAGCGCGATATGTAGCACTACGAGCCTCTAGAGTGCCTTGTATGCCCTTGAAGACTTCGCTGCCAGTAATCGTGGCAGACGAAGGAGTAATCAAAGGGGTTCCATCCTCCGCTTTAAGGCCCGCCAACAAAGGACGGATGTTTTCATCGTAATCTTCGTTACTGGCTTTTAAAAGTTGCTGATATTCAGGGTTTCTCAGAGTTTCAATGATGTGATCTAACGTCTCTTCATTTCCATCCTTTGGTACTTTGCCCTCCCCAAACTCAAACAATATCGCGCGAAGTGCCGCTCCTACTCTTGCTCGGCCTTGATCTCCCTCGAACGCTTCCCCGATTTCGGTTTCTTGCAGTTTATTACGTGCTCCGGTAAAAAACGGTACGATATTGAACACACCCGCTAGCGTTTGTGCCGTAAGTCCACCGGCTAGTTCGGAAGCTATCCTAGAAAATCCCTCCTGACCTTGAGCCTCTGCAAAACCTGCCGCAGTGGCACCGCCTACAATGGACGGCAGTTCCCCTAACGTCGAAGCTGTAGGATTTCTTTGATATGTACGCATTAATTCAAATGCGACAGGGTCGGTCATTTCAATGTATCGAAGGTCGTCTGGTGTGACGCCTTGAACAAAGTTTGGGTTTTCAAACAGATTAAAGTCACGGCTACGAATACTGTCGCCTAATTGTTTAAGAAAGCCTGACTCTGCGTTTAAAGCGATTGCGGTGCCTTTTTGGAGTACTTTAGGCAGTCCCATACCCGTTAAGCCCTCGGTAAGAACTTTACTGGTTTCCATATACCCACGCGCCGTGGGGCTTAAAATTTCTTCCTTCGGCAACATGACAGACGTAGCTTGGTCCGCACCAATCACGGCAGCGGTGCCTGCGCCAAGTCCAGCAAGGACTGCTGGAATGGGGCCTAAAGGGGAGGCCGCAAGCCCTGCTGTACCGGCAGCAGTTGTAAACGCCGTGCCGCTTATACCACCACGCAACGCACCCTCGGCTAACGCTTCACCCTCCGATATATCTCGCACGCCTTCAGTGAACGCCATGAACACATCTCTAGGCTGCACGCCTGACTCCCTACGCAACTCATCCGCATCCAGTGCAAGCTCGTTCAGAAACACCTGTGCCATGTCGTCAATATTCAACCCTTCTTGTTGCATGGCTCGTAGACGGGGCAACCGCCTTTTTGGTAACCCGACGACATTTTCTAAAATCTCTAAATCATTTTGCCCGGCGTTTTGACGCAAGTCTTCATAAATCCCAAAACCTTCTCGCCTATCGACTAAACCTTTAACAGTAGCCTGCAAACCGTGCTTACGGATTATAGAAGAAATGCCCGGCTGTATTTGCCCATCGGACAACTCCACATCGTCAAAAGGCACGATCAAATCGCCTCTTGTCGGCGGCCCCGCATAAGGTCGCGCATCTTCTATAGCTTGCGCTTTTTCGAGGGCGTCCTGCCTCGTTCTGAAAAGTGCGCCGTAAGGATTCATCATGGTAGCTGGATTCCTTGGAGCATGTTATCAACGTCATTCATGGCGGGAGAAACGACGGGCGAATTCGGAGTGCTTGCGGGCAAAGGAGTCATCGGTAGATTGCTAAAAGAAGCTTTCAACCGAGTTTCGATCATTCTAAGCGCGTCAAGAAGCTGTTTTGTCTTTGGCAACTCGTTTTGCGCAATTGCCAACGCTCCAGCCGGGACCATTTTTGGATTATCAACTTTTTGTTGTTCTTCTTTGAATTTTTGTTCCAAACGTTTTCTAACAGGAACCACGGCTCTCAAAGCTTGTGCGTCAGTCGTACCGGGTCCGGGCTGTAAATTAGCCACAAAATCCTCCGCTGCTTGGAGAAGTGCCGCTAATGTTCTTCCATCTGATTCTTCCCTTGCAAGCTGAGGCACCAACTCTTTCAACAAGCCCTCTATTGCCGCCTTGTCCCGTTTAGACCGCGCACTTGGCGCACTTAGATCAGCCTCACTACGATCTTCCGTGAACGGGATATTTTCTTCAATCTGCTCACCGACTCCTGCAACGGCGCGACCTAACGCGGCAGTGGTGCCGTAGACCGCTACGGGATCAAAATCCGGCTCAAAGAAAGGAATGTTGGTGGCAAGTCGCCTGTCATAAAACGACTCCAGTGTTTCCGGAGGTAATTGTTTACCCGTGCTGGCATCAAACGTCAGCGAGCGAGCTTTCTGCAATAGCAAGGGAGGTATGCCTTCTGGGCCGATATTAGGATTATCCGCACGTAACACTAAAGCTGCCGCTAGTGCGGGGTCCATATTAGTCGCTAAATCGATGCCCGTGTCTGTTTGTTTCGGCTGGAACGTATTGGTCAAACTCGCTGTAAACTTATTTAAGTTTTCTGCATCAAACGAGCCTTCTGCATAAGCCTTCAGCATTTCAGGTTGAGTAAATACGATGCCTGCGACCCCGACTTCATCGGCGTCTAGCGGGACCTCTAAACTGGACGGGGCGGCATCAGCGGCGGTAGTCCCCGCAGCCGTCGTCACAGGGGCTGCGCCAACGGCGGCGTCTTGCGTTTGCTCAATGTTGCCTAACGCTTGCTCCGCTACATCGCGTCGTCCTGTATAAAGGATGTCGCCCGCGTTCGGACCTTCTTCAATAAATAGCCTAGATTGTTCTCGACCGTACTGATCAGTGAAAGGCATGACGCCGTACTTGTTCCTAAATAACCGGTTTGCTTTCATTTCTTCTATGGTCAAATCTTTGACCGCCTGAAACATGGCAAGATTTGAGGCTGCGGTGGTTTCTTTGTCGGACTTCTCAGACGCAATCGCTGATTGTAAAGCCATGGTCTTCGTCGCTTGATCTAACTTTCTTTGCTCGCGGTCTAGGGCACTGATGTCCCCTACCAAGCCTTCGCCCGCGCTTGCAAGATTCGCCAAAAAACCAGACCCGGCTATATTTTTACCTTTGGCATCGCGCCCGGACGCGAACTGAAATCCGGCTTTTGCTAAAGCCAACCCACGATCTTTCTGTAAGTTTTCGTCGGATTGAGCAATTAAGTTTTGATAAACCGGCAGATATTCGTCGTAGTAACCACTTAATCCAGAGATACCGGGCACATCAGACAGAACGCCCGTTTGCCGGGCTAACTGCTCAACTAATTGCTTTTTTGACGGGTCACCCGCCTCCGCCATATATACCACTGGCCCGCCAGCCGCGAACTGCTGCGGTGGTGCCATGGGCTGTGCCATAGGAGGAGCCATCTCTGGCGCAGGTTGACCTTGAGCCATAAGAGCGCCAACGCCCTGCCCCATATCGGCTTCCATCTCCGTGTCGCCAATAACTTGAGCAATCAGACCGCCCACGCCACTGTCGATGGCACCCTCTTCAGTCAGCATAATGGTAGGCTGAACCATGGTGAGAACAGACTCTGGGGTCTGACGCGCGTCTGCCTCGCCAACAAAGGTCGCGAGTTCCGCGACGCGGGCTTCAAGAGGACGATCATTTCCCCGAATAGAGTTAATCAACTCCTCTGTGTTGGCAGCCATGTCAATGCCACCCATGGTTTCGGCAAGATAATCCAGTCCAATCTTTTCTCCCTCCTCTCGTGCCATCAGCACATCTTGAGCTAAGGGGTCCAAAGGAGCTTCTGCCGCCATAGGTGCAGGCATTTGTTCAGGCATCATGGCCATGTCGTCCGCAGCCATCATACTGCCGATACCGCCGCCTTCTTGCTTTTCAATGACGCCCTTGCCAATCAATATATCTTTCTGCGTGACTTTGCCGTCGCCGCTCAGATCTGGAAACTTACTCGCACCACCGCCTGCGGCTCTAAACAACGGTCGATTCATCACATTCATCAGAAAGCCCTCGCTAGGCCAGCGGCACCTAATGCCAAGCCGCCCGCCGTTTGTGCCAAGCTAGGTGACGGTGCTTGTTGTTGGAATATTTGACTTTGAGACGATGGCAAAGCCTTTGTCATGTCGCCCAAGAAGCCAAGCTGCGCTAGTGGCTGATTATACGCTGCCTGCTCTGCCGCGAACTGTGCATTAAGCACGTTCTGCGCTTGCTGCTGACCCATGCCGCCGTACTGTAGTAACTGTTGGGCATCTGCTGCGCGTTGCTGCTGCGCTTGTTGACCAAGGGCCGCTTGCTGTCCACCAAGGCTACCAAGCTGGCCCGCTAATTGACCGCCCTGTAGAGCAAGCCCCGCAATTCCTTGACCCATAGCTCCTCGCTGCTGCGCAAGGGCCGCAAGTTGATCTACGTCGCGTTGCGCCAATTGACCGTACTGCAAGCCTAGCTGACCACCCTGCTGCGCAATATTTGCACGCTGACCGGCCATTTGCGCGAGAGCCTGCTGTCCCTGTAAGCCCAGCGCGCCTCCTGCCTGTGCGCCCCTTTGTGCGAGTTCTGCTGCGGACAATCCTAGACGACCTTGCTGTTGCGCCGTTTGCGCCGCTTGTTGCGCCAGTTGCGCTTGAAGCTGCTCGGTGGAGATACCCAGCGCCGCCGCTTGTTGCGCCAGTTGCGCTTGACTCATCTGCCCTTGTAGCCCAAGAGTGCCGCCCACTTGTGCGCCACGTTGAGCAAGCTGTTCTGCACTTAGGCCCAATTGGCCCACCTGTCCAGCGGCTCTTTGTTGTCGGCCTTTCGCTGCCTCGAAGGCCGCTTGAGCTTGCTGCGCCGCTTGTTGGAACCCTTGTGATCGTAGCTGTGCCCCGGTTCGTGCTTGTTGTTCCAAAACATTGCGACCAATCTCAGATTCCATGATGGCTCCTCTCGAACCACCGAACGCACCCGCTGCTGCTTGAGCCGCACGCGCTTCGTTAAGCTGCTTTTCGCCCAATCTGGCAATCTCAGCCTGCTCCGCTTCGATAACCTCTCTGGTGAACGGGTCCATAAAAGCAGCTATGCCGCTTGGATCAAACTGAGCATCGCTTCCTTGCAATTGACCGATGGCTTGTTGCGTAATGCCTCTTGCCCTACCGGTTGCCTCACCTAAACCTGCTTGTGCGCCACCTATTTGACCAGCTATGCCTGTCTGCGCTTGACCAATGCTTCGCATACCTTGGCCTGCAATTTGACCGGCCTGTAAGCCAGATAGACCTGCCTCTCTTTGTGCTCGCTGCGTTGCTGGCATCGCCTGCTGCGCCGCCTGCCGTCCAAGTTGCCCAGCCCGTCCTAATCCTTGCTGCGCCGCAAATACCTGACTACCAACCCCGGCACCTGCCCGCGCTATATCTGTGGCTGCGCCAGAAAGTCCCCTAAAAGCCTGATCTCGGACTTGGAACGGTGCTTGACGCTGGGCTAGCGCAAGCTGTCGCGCTTGCTCTAACCCTGATATACCCGCCTGCTGTTGAGCAAGCGATTCTTGCAGAAGAGGTGCAGAGCCTTGTGAGATCATCTGCTGCGCAGCTTGGTTGGCACTTAAAGCACCACCTAAATAAGGCTCATATCCACCAATACCACTGCGGATGACATCACCCGCAGCAAGTTGCTCTGAGGTAAAGCCAGCAATTCCCTGCGCGGGGGGCTGTATGCCTTGTCGTTGCAGATCTCGTATGTATTTTTGTGCGTCTTGGTATAGCCCTAGCTTATACGCCGCAATTTGCGGGTCTTCTTTCTGAATGACCGTACTTTCGGTTCTTTCTACCATCAGACTCTGGCCTCAAATTGACGCATCATGTTGTACATATTCTTCATGCCGTCTTCTCGGCTACCTTTACCTGCTCCTCGAACCGCTTTTGCAGTGAACACAAATTCGCCATCGGAAAGCATGGCAGGTATGTCATCAGACGTTTCGGTGCCGGGGCCTTCGATAGGTCCGTTCATGCGCGGGAAATTAATTATGCCACCACCTTCAGCGACAGCGAGAGGCGGTGTGTTGATTGGCGTGGGCTGGAAAGCGGGCGCTCCAAGGTCCGCGCCTGCTGCTCTGGTGATCGTGAAGCGTGACGGCGTATAAGTGCGGTCGTCGTCATATATTCTAAATCGCTGTGGGTCGGCATCTATGTACGACTGTAAACTAGGCAAGCTGGTTAAGTCCGTAAACTCAAGCTCCTCTGGCTGACTCAGCATGCTAACGCCCAAAGCCGCGCCGGCAACGGGGCCGTACGTGCGCAAAGCACCAGTCGACTCTTTAATAAATTTTGTGACTAAAGGATCTTCTGCGGTTATAAGTTTGCCTTTTTGGTCCGTCAGATATTTTGCTACAGCTTCGCGATCAAAAGCGCCTCGTGGGGCAAAAATGTTTTTTGCCGCCGTGAAACGATCACCCAAAGACTGCGGGCCGGGGTCTAAGCCGAGAAAGGTTTTGAGGTTTTTGCCGATACCGGGTGCTTCTATTACTCCGGACCCTAACCCTCTTGCCGGTGACGGCGCATCTGTCCCGGTATCTGCTCCTGCTCCTGCTCCGGTATCTGCTCCGGTATCTGCTCCTGCCGCAACATCTATCATTTGTCCGGTGAAGGGATCATATACTTGTGTTGTTGGCCCTTTTGCGGCTACTGGAGACGCAACATCTATCATTTGTCCGGTGAAGGGATCATATACTTGTGTTGCCTTGCCCGGAACCGGCCCGGTTGCCCTACCCGGCACCGCTTCAGTCGCCGAACCTTTCACCGCTTGTTCCGCAGAAACATCCACCATTTGTCCGGTGAAGTCGTCGTACACTTGCGTCGTCGGACCTTTCGCAGCAGGAGCCGCAACATCCACCATTTGTCCGGTGAAGTCGTCGTACACTTGATTAGGCAACGATGCATCTGCTTTTTGTTGCCCAACGCTAACGCCCTCTTCGACGGTAACTTTGGACGGGTCTTGTGACCGAAAAAATTCTGTGCCCTTGCTAACCGCTCCCGCTATTGCCGCACTTTTTAAAATGTCTCTAGGTTTACCGCCGGATAGCGTGGTGTTAATTGCAGCTTCTGTAGCCACTTGTTTGGCACTATTTGCAGCCCAGCCGCGTGTATCGCCAATTTTCCCTGCGGCAAAGCTTGAAATACCGCCTATGGCCGCTGCTTTCAAGCCATCTTTTAGGCTACCACCCTGTATTAACACCGTTGCGCCATCTACAATCGCAGACGCCGCCACCGGACCGACGAAAGGCGTCAAAACAATTTTAGCTACCACCGGCAAAACTTTTTTGACAATCTTCTTCAAGCCCTTGAACAGCTTCTTCAAGAAGAATTCAGGCTGACCTGTCACAGGGTTGATTGAGTTTAGCTCGTTACCTACAACGTAACGCTCTGGCTCAATGCCCATGATGCGCATTTCTGCAAAAAGCTTGTCTTTCAGGGCGGGATTTTGCTTGAAGACCTCCATCGGTATGACAGTCTCGCCTTCGGCGGCGTGAACCATGTATTCGTCTTCGTTACGGCCATATTCGGCCAGCTTGTCGGCTATCTTTACGACGTTCGTGATGCCCTTGGGTGGCACGTCATCGTCGTCATCGGCCCAAGAGCCGGTTTCCGCCGTCAAAAAGGTAGCAATACCGCCTGCGGGTATAGGAACTTGATCAAGTTCATCAAAGTCGTCGTATTTAAGTGCAGCTTGTCCCATGTCCCCAGTATACGCCTTTTTTATTTACTAAAACTAATTCAACCGCTGATATTTACTACGATAGATCCGTTTGTGATGACTTGAACGGCCCCCACTTGGCCAACGGCTTCAAGCTTGGAAACCGTGAAAGGCACAGGGTCCGAGAGGTTTAGCCACTCGTTGCCTGTGTACAACTGTAATCGTCCCACCGAAGGGTTCCAAATCAAAGCCCCTGCGTCAAATTTAAGCTGATCTCTTTCGGTTGTAACAAACTGTGGAGTCGCATCCGGATCGAAAGAGTCTAAACTCAATTCCAACAACCGAATAGTGCGGTTGAACGTGTTTCCGTCAACAGAATCGCCGTTTGCAACGAAGGGCAACCGGCCCTGTAAAAGCTTACTCATCGACGACCGTTCGGCTGTAGATCAAGTCTCGTTCCACCAATACGGAAACCAACACCTGTCCTTACACCAACCTCTCCGTCGTCATCTGACTCAAAGCGCACAACCGCTTGTCGCCCCCTAGCACGTGTATCTATTTTTGTCGTGCTGGCAGTGAAAGGTGTGGTTTGGTCCGTGGTCAGTGAGTCGCCGGGGAAGTTACGTGCCTTGATAACTAAATTTATGGTCTGCGTGCTGCCCGAATTGCCTGTAAATTTGACGTCTGGGATACACTTGCGGATGAATTGAAACTGCTCTCCGTCGCCCAAGTCGAAATCCGCGCTTTCGATAAAAACGTTGTCCATCGGTGATCCGTCGTCATCGAAACCTGTCTCGTGAGAAAAAATATAGCTTGTGTCGCTGGATTTTCCCGCTGCTCTGGGAAAACTTTCTAAGCCTTCATCGAGCCAAGCGGTGCGCGATAGATTTCCTATTGCCCAAGTTCGCTCAACGTAATTGTATGTGACGTACCGGTCGATGACGTCAGTCGCAGCAGAACAGTAAAACCAGCCGACCTCATCGAATTGCTTGTTTAAAAACCCAAAAAATTGAAATGATTGACCTTCATTTATGTCGTCAAAAACGTAAGAGCGAACGCTGCAGGGCACGGGCGTCACACTGCCTTGGTATTGGTAGAAACCTTTTTTGTCCATCCAGAAAACACCGGCAGGTGTGTTGACCGCAGCGTTGGGTCCAACCAAGCTAACGCCTTCGTTGATAAGATTCAGGCCAAAGGTCAGAGGCGGCCCGATGAATTGTAGGCTGTAAAGTGCCACATCAGTCCAAATAAGCGTCTCCTGTCTAGCTCGAAGGCCGCCAATGATCTGTGATCCAGCAGAGCAACGAAGAGACCCTGCTGTGTTTGTAGACGTCGGGAACCACTCTGCGGGGTTTTCTTGGTCCGAAAACGCGACAAGTAAAGGATCTGCTGTGCCCGTCCTTGCCGTGCCTGCATCGTTTATCGGATCTGCGCCCAGTGCGATGACATGACGGTCCACGTCAGAGACAAGCACTTGGAGGGCAACCGTGGGCGTGAAGTTGGCACCAGACAAATCAGCGATATCCACTGCTCGGTCTGTCCCCAAAGTTTTTGCACTTGTGTCCCAGTAGTAAATGCGTCCCGCCCGCACGTTTGCAATAAGGTCTTCACCGAAACTGTCTAAAGACCAAAGCCTAAGCTGATTCAAAGAACTCAAGGCACTCGAAGAACCCCACGTGCCTGAACCCCAAGCACTTGCACCCCAACCTGTACCATCGACAAATACATCCAAACCTACGTTGATTTGGTATGCACCGACTACTGAGCTACCACCATTACCGCTGTCGCTACTATTCGCTGTGACTGTAGCGCCCGAGGTGTCTTTCGCCGTGATCACATACACACTGGTGCTAGTGATGGAATCGATTTCATACTCTTGGTTAAGCACAGTGGCAGTAACGTTGCCCCCCAGAGATGAAGCGCCGCTGAAAGTGACAAAATCGCCTTTTGCCGCTCCGTGAGCCGTGTCGGTGACGTTTATTGAACTTGATCCGTCGGTGGCGCCAAATGTTACGTCTCCCGCCGCAGTCGTTGAGCGTATGGGGGTGATGTCGTTAAAAGTTGCGCCTGATTGTATGTAAAGTTTAGAAGTCGTGCCCAAACCCAGTAGCTTTGTACCCTCCAGCGAGGTCCAGCCCAGCATTTTCCTACCCGTGCCAAGAAAAGACGCTGTAAGAAATTTAACCCAGCCGCCTATCTTTTCAGGTAAACCTTTGCGAAAACGAACCAAGTTGCCGTCGAACCAACCGCCTTCGGCAGTATAGTCAGTGCCCTCTTTGTTGATTCCGGGGTTGAAAATAAACTTCTGCAAGGGCATCAGATGTACTCACCGCTGCGTATCATTTCAGTGACCCGAATAGCTCGCGTGCCTACCTGCTGCGCCCACTTGCTATCCATAAACTCGTCTGCCGCAATGTCAAACTGCTCGCGCGACATAGCTTCAAGAGCCTTCACAAACCCCCGTAGACGGGTCAAACCAAGGTTGAAGCACATGTCGATCATTGCGTCTTGACGCGCTTCGTTAATGCCGTTGAACCAGAAGTATGTGTCGGCAAGCTCGCCCTTTACTCTCGCTATATCATTCGCAAGTAAGTATTCGATCTCGTCATCAGACAACCCAAGGCCAGACTCTGAGATGTTGCGACCAACACCTATGGTCTCAAAGCCAGCGGAGCACAAATAAACTTTAGACTTGACGCCTTCGTGGCGTTTAATCATATCAACTAGCTTGCTCATCACTTCTCCCGCGCTACGGAGTTGACCTTCTCGTAGGAGCGCATAGCGCCCAATCCGAGCATGCCCATCATAACGGGCACCAGAAGCGTTGTATCTACCTCTGGCACGTCTACCCAAATACTAATTATATTGGCAATGATGGTGTTGTAGAGCAAACCCAGCGCACAGATCCAACCAATGGCAGGTCGCCACCCGGCAACAAATAAGCTCTTATGTGCCGCTTCCATCTTGTTGATTTCAAGCTGGCCCTTGAGCGCCTCATGCGAGTGTTTTTCACTCATGGTCGCTATTTCATGGGCTAAGGCGTTCTTCTGGTCCTTGTCCTCTATGAACTTGTCCAGTAGCCCAGTGACCGGCCCAACCAGTGATGCAACAATACTCATAATTTATTTCCTATTTTGCCATGCTGAGGCGCCAAAAAATGCGGCGACGAGACCTGCAATTGCCACGAAGTACGTTGCAGCCATGGACCCCAGTATATTTGCTGCTTGCTCTAGACCTATCCAGCTACTTACGACAACAAGACTCGGGTATAACAACATGCCCCACAGAGCAAACCACGCCATGTACCTTTGAGACTGAGCTTTTTCATGTTGCAGCTTTAAGGCTTGTAGCTGTTGGCTTGTTTCTAATTCATCATCACTGACTACGCCGTCACCGTCTGTGTCGTAGCCAGCATACTCACTGTTTTGCTCTAACTTTTTTGCTGCCATATCAGTCGTAGAATCGTATGTTTGGTCTTACTTTAACAGGGATGCAATAGGCTGTAATGTTTTGCTGGTTGTTCAACTTTCTCCTCTCTACAGGCTTGACCGTCCCTTGTTCTAGCCAGTAGGCAAACTGATTGCACCTGTGAATATTGCGAAAATGAAACTCTCCAGCCACTTGCTCGCCCTCTACTAACATGATCAGCAGAAACGCCATAATCATCCGTAAAGCCTCAATATAATTGCAAAACCTCCAGCGATTATTGTTCCGCCCACAATAAGCGTGGTGCCTCCAACTAGGATTTGGTTTATCAAATGTTGTCGCTCTTTTTTCTTGCGAGCAATCATTCTCAGGTGTTCTTGTCGGTCAAGGTCTTGCTGCTTTTTTGCTGCCTTGAAATCATCGAGGAGCTTCGGATCTGCCACCAATAATAGGTCATGGACGGACTGCCAGTGGCGCTCATATTGGCGCTTAATCATCTGGAGCTTGAGGATTTCGTTTTGAGTGAGCGGTTTAAACGTACTTTGACGACGCTCAGCCTCGAAGTTGGTTATCCCCTCGCCAAAGTCTGAGATCATCCCCATGACTTGGTGGACGCCTTGCCCAGTTTCGTTGCATTGAGCTATCAGTCCGTTCAAGGCCGAGAGGGTAGCTGTTGCCGCAGCGATTGACTCAATTACCATTGGGGGTCACCCCATAAAAAACTGCGGCAATGCTGCCGCTGCAATCAATGCGTACAATCCGTAAATAAGATGCTCTAGGTGCTTAAACTTGGCAGAGCCTTCTGCAAGGCGCTCTTCGATACGTTGGTAGCGTAAGGCACACTCACGCTCATGGGCGTTGACTTCGTTTAATGCTTGTTCGCCTTTGTCGCTCATACCGATACATTCACTCGTTGGGTAGGCGCTAATGGTTGCGCTTCTACTTTGTTACCTTCTTTGGTGTACATAGTCGGTATGATCGTTTCCACCGCCTCGCGCACAGTTTCGCCTTCAGCGCCTGTTCTTAATCGCTCTTGTTTTTGTACAGCGACTTGCATCCAACTGATCTTCGCTGTGTCATTAATGCTTATGTCCATCTTGCTGTCCCTCTACAGGAAAACAATTGATATTGGCGGCTACTGTTCTTCGCTCGCCTACCCCCTGAAACGGATACACCATGTGCTGCATCCACGATGGGAACATATATAACCGTCCCACCTGCGGCCTCACTACGACATTCTGCGTCGGTTTCAGCCGTTCTCTATCCCATGTGCTGCTCTGTCCGTAGTTGAAGCACAAACAGCCATCTGACTCACCAGAGGCGTTATACAGCCCATATTCTTGCGACCCCGGTCTTGGCCCCTGCACTATCTGTGGCGGCACCTTCGTCCATGTCGTACAGCTAATACCCATCACAGTCTTCGTGCCGTGGTCGTGAATCGGGTTATAGTCACCTTCGTAGCTATGCACTGACCATAGCTCATCCATTTCTACGTTACGATTGCCGTCCAGCAACTGACCAGACTGGGCCATGAACTGATTGATATAAGTCACGCCCATCTCGCATAAGAACCTTGAAAACGGTGCAAGCCTTGGATCTTCGTGATCCATCACAAGCTGCTCACCTGTCTTGATCTGGCCTACAAGCGTATGCGCTGCGCTGACCTTATCGTCCTGTGTAACTAGCTCATCAAGATAGTCGTTACACGATTCAACAAACTCTGCTGGGATGTCCAACTCCATCAGAAATACTGACGGAAGCGGGTGCATCATGTATTCGATCTCAGCCATTTAGAGCTTCGACAGCAGCTTCTTCCTCGCCTTCTTCTGGCTCTTCTTCAGGTTCAACCAACTGAGCATCAGCTTGTACCTTTATCTTCATCATCAAGGGCCACGTCCCAGTTTTGCTTGGCATATCGCCCAATATCGCTAGGATTACGTTGATGTCGTTTTCGTCTAGGTTGATTTGCACGGTCTATTTCCCTTATGGTGTATATGCTTTTGCGGCTGCTACAGCAGAGTCGATGGCAGAGAAGTCTTCTGACCCCCAATCGCCTAGCGCCTTGCCGTATTCTAAATAACCGGCACTGCGTAGCACACGCTCTTGCTTTTCAGCACCTGTGAGATCGTTGCCGAACTCGTTATCAGATGCCAACACACTGGTTATAACATTCGCGCCATCCAGCATCGCTTGATACATCTTAGCTTTTTCTTCGTCGGTACGGGCTACTGCTTCTTCAGACATGATGTCCTCCTATGATTCTAGCGCGGCGACACGCGCTGTCAGTGATGTAATAATTGCGTCTTGATCTTTAATTGCTTTGACAAGGATTGGTATGAACTTCTCGTACTGCAATCCGTACTGTTTACCGTCTTCACTCAGCGATACCGTAAGGTTTTTCTTAGCGGCGGCGGTATATCCAGCGGCCTCTTCGAGATCACGCACTGATTGCGCTTTAAAACCAACGTCCATCCAGTCTTCTTTGTGAGTGCCGTCTGGTGTTTGTGCATTCAGATCGTAGTCATCAGCATACTTGTCGCCATATTTAGAACGCTTGTCCCAGTAGTAGGTGACAGGTTCTAAAGCCTTTACGAAGTCCAATCCAAGGTCTAGGTTAACGAAGTCAGTTTTGTCGCGCTCGTCGGAGGCAACTGTTAAAGCAACTTGTATATTGGCGACACCGATATTTTCATCGCCTAAAACCATCCTATTGTCTATCGTAGACATTTCTCCACCGGGACTTCCTGTACGACCTGCATCGTGACCTAATAAAAGATTATTAGAACCTGATGATACTGCCACCCCAGCACTGTCGCCCACGGCGGTGTTATTAGCGCCGGACGTGAGCACAGAAAGGGCACTTACCCCAAGTGCATTATTTGAATTACCAGTTACAGTCGCATTACCGCCCGCCGCTGAACCAACAAAGGTGTTGTTTAGCCCAGTACTGAGGTTATTACCTGCTTTCCAGCCCACAGCCGTGTTGTTAGAATTTGTCGCTGTTGTGAATTGTTGATCTTGTAAGGCTAAATAACCTAAAGCAGTCGTCCTACTACCCAATGTGTCTCTGCTCAAAGCACCGTAACCCATCGCGGTAACTTGGTCAGCATCAGTGAGAGCATCTCCTGCAAGAGAACCCACGACGGTGTTGTTAATTCCCGTGGTGACTGATACGCCTGCGTCGTAGCCCACCGCGACATTGTAATTTTCGGTAGCTGTAGTGAAGTTTTGAGCAAACAAAGCACCTTCGCCAACGGCGACTGCTCTACTGCCTTTCGTGTCGCCACTCAATGAGTTACGGCCCACCGCAACGTTTTGACCTCCTACCGTAAGAGCGTCACCCGCCGTGGCCCCGAGCAGGGTATTGGCAGTTCCCGTGGTGACTTGGTTGCCCGCAAAGTACCCAACCGCCGTATTGTGTGAATCTGTAGCTGTTGTAAAGTTTTGTGAGCCTAACGTACCCCTACCAATTGCGGTTGTTTTTGAACCTAAAATATCAGAAGCGAGCGCCAAATAGCCTAACGCTACGTTTTCATCAGCGTCAGTTAGAGCGGTGCCTGATTGTGACCCGAGCAACGTATTGCGTATCCCTGTGGTGACTGAATTTCCTGCGTTATATCCGACTGTAACGTTGTGAGTATCAGTTAGTCCTGTGAAGTTTTGGGCAGCTAATGCTCCATAGCCTACTGCTATAGATATGTTGCCTTTTGTATCTGCGGTTAAGGCATTATAACCAATCGCAATGTTACCTCCTCCTTCGGTAAGAGCATCTCCTGCAAGACCGCCCACAAGGGTGTTGATTTGCCCCGTGGTGACTGACAGACCTGCCGACTGTCCTACAGCGACGTTATATGTAGCAACTGCCGTTGCATTATTTTGAGAGAACAATGCGTTCTGACCAATAGCAACGGTATTGGTTCCAACATCTTCAGAACTAAGCGCCTGAAAACCTATGGCGACATTGGCAAAACCTGTGGTTATTGCATCACCAGCTAGGGAACCCAAAAAGGTGTTCTGTACTCCCGTAGTTACATCACCCCCGGCGTTATACCCCACCGCTGTATTGTGACTGTCCGTAGCCGTAGTAAAGTTTTGATCTTTTAACGCAAAAGTACCGATAGCAGTCGAAGTGCTACCCAAAGTATCTGTCGTAAGAGCGAGATGTCCCAACGCTACGTTGTAGTCAGCATCAGTCAGGGCGTCACCAGCAAGAGCGCCAACAATTGTGTTCTGTATTCCAGTGGTAATGTCCCTAGCCGCTGATCTACCTACAGCCGTGTTGTATGCTTGTGTGGCTGTTGTAAAATTTTGATCTTGTAGCGCCACATTTCCTATCGCAACACTGCCACTACCTGCTACATCTGCGCTTAAAGAATTTAGGCCAATAGCTACATTGTCATTTCCGATAGTAAGTGAGTCACCCGCTAGGCTACCAATCAAGGTATGGCCTGTTCCCGTGGTGATTTCCTGACCTGCCTCAAAACCCATCGCCACGTTGTAGACATCGGTGGACGTTGAGTTAACTTGCTTTTGTAGTGCAGACCGACCAACTGCTACAGAATAATTGCCTGCTACTTCAGCACTTAAAGACCCCAGACCTAGTGCCACGTTTTGTTGACCTGTGGTCAGAGCGTCACCAGCGAAAGCTCCAAATAAAGAGTTTTGAACCCCTGTCGTAACTGACACGCCTGCCTGATAACCAACCGCCGTGCTAAAAGCGTCAGCTACGTTGTCACCATGAGCATCTTCAGTGCTTAACGCCTCAAAACCGATGGCTACGTTGTTATCCCCCGTAGTCAAAGCCGTACCCGCTTCATCGCCCACAACCACGTTGTAGTTGCCGCCAGAAGTGATGGAGTTACCTGCGTTGACACCTACACGGACGTTGGATGTGCCAGCGGATGCGGTGATGATGTCTGCACCGTCTGCAAAAGTTACGTCTGCTGCAAAGTTTACAGCGCCATCCACGTCTACAGCGTCAAGGTTGGTGGTGCCATCTACATCCAAGTCGCCTGACACAAAGAACGATGGGACAGATAGATCCGTAAACGCATCAACCATCGCAGCGCCTGATCCAGCGCCATCGCTATAGATTGCTTTGGTCTGACCGTTAAGTATGGTGATGCTTGCGCCAGAGCCTTGGCTGATGATGATGCTCTGTGATCCACTCGTTGCGTTCTCAATAAACCACAGCTTGCTGACGGTGTTAGGGCCTATAGTGATGGTGCAAGTGCTATCAAGAGTGCCAGTATATTTGAGGAAGATTGAGCGGCCCGGATCAGTAGACCCGTCAGCAATAGTAGTAGTATGAGTATCAGCATTCGTCGTAATAGCTTCGGTGCCAAAACTAAATGCCTCTGCAATCAACTCAAGGTTGGTATTTGTACTGGTGCCCCATGTGCCTGATTCATCGCCTGTGGCAATCTCTTTGAGCCGTAAATCGTTAACGTAAGTTGCCATTTATCTTCTCCGACTTTTAGTCTTAGGCTTTGGCTTCTTCATAGACGCCACATGCTTTTTCAACACTTCCGCTTGTTTCTTGTGTGTTTTAGAGGCTTTCTCTAGTCCCTTAATAATCTTTTTCACTTTACGTGGCATTAAGCTACCTCTTCCCAATTAGGAGTTTGACTGTCTGTGACAGCCGTCCAACTCGGAGTTTGACTATCCGTTATAATACCCCAGTTAGGGTCTTGGCCATCATTTATGATGCCATAAACAAGGAAATAACCTATCGCTCCTGTCGCTGAAACACCCGTGACAGAAACGTTTGAATCTCCTGCAACGGTAACGTTTCCAACAGCGGCGTTACCTTGGACTCCCGTGACAGAAACATTTGCCGTGCCCGTGACCGTAAGCGAACCAACCGCTCCAGTCCCAGCATTCCCAGTAACAGCAGCATTCGCGCCGCCGGTAGCAGTAACCGTTCCGACAGATCCAGTGCCCGCCACGCCCGTGACAGTCGTGTTTGCTGCACCAGAGACTGTAGCTGTCCCAACCGCCCCTGTGCCCGCGACACCAGTCGGGGAAACATTTGCCGTACCCGTGACCGTAAGTGACCCAACGCCGCCCGTGCCTGCGACACCGGTAGCACTGGCGACCGCCGACCCTGTCGCCGTAACTGTTCCAACAGCCCCGGTTCCTGCCACGCCTGTGACAGCAGCATCGATGCTGATGAGGACTGTGACTGACCCGACAGCGCCTGTCCCAGATACACCCGTAACTTGGATAGGCGCTTCTGCGCCCCAAGCACCCTCACCCCAAGTGCCTCTGCCCCAGCCCGTGACATTAGCCATTCCTTATGCGATGCGAATAATCGCATTCGACGCATCTGCCGCAGGGAACTGGATAGTAAAATCACCGGAACTAGATGATTTATCCGCCCCGAAGTCCAAAGCACACACCGCAGGATCACCGGAAGCACTGTCATTAAAGATCAAGGCTCCACGCGCCGTCAAAGTGCTTGAGCTAAACGTCAAGTCAGAAAAGTCTGTTATGGCAGTAGTTCCATCGTTGCTGGGATCAACACGAGTAAGTGATGCACCTTTAGCGGTGTATCCAGTGCCCGATATTTCGTTAGAGGTCGTGTACGCCGTGGTTCCTGCGCCCAAAGAAGCAGAACTTGTGTACAAAGCAAGATTGAACGTGCTACCGCCCGTGTTTTTGAAGTTGTGAACTGCCTCCAAAATCTCTTTTTTGAAAGTAGTACACATTGCTGTCGTTATCGCCATTACAGACTCCTAATTATGTTTGCCATGTCAGAATGGCCTTGTTTTTCCAGTTCCGCGATCAAAGTTGTTCTGTCGCTCTTGATAGCTTCTTTCATGTAAAAAACAGTGGTTGCTTGTACCGATTCTTTAAAAGCCTCTGCTTGCTGAGCAATCAAAGGATGGCAGTTACCGCCAACGCTCACAATCCTATCCGCCGCAGCCTTTGCCCAAAACTCGGGATCGTGTCCTTTGTCTTGTGTTGTCGCCACCACAACACTACCAATCTCTAAACTAGATGCCTCAAACAAAGCCAAGTTTACCCCCTAGCAATGTCATATCTGTATTCATCTCTGGAACCGTAACCTTCGCCCAAAGCCTTTAGTGACGCTACAGCCTGCGAAAAACGTTGTTCGTATTGAGCCGCTTCTTCTGGATTCTTCAAGAACGTAGCCGCCTCTACCAACGTGCCATACAACAAAGCATCCGGAGCGTTATCGGACAACCAAGTCGTGCTTGTGCCGGAAGTGGTGGTCAAAGACGCCGGGCGGTACTTGTAATGCAACTCAAACGCGTAGTCCGAGGCAGGCGTGGGGGCGAGCAAAAACGTATTGTCATCGAACAAAGCGTAGTACTGCGTAGGCCCTGTGGTATTAGCGTTTGGCGTGTATTGACGAATAAAAGTCGTATGTTTGAACAAAGGATAGGTATACACGCTATCAATGATCAACGCCAAACTGTACGAAGCCAAAAAATCCGACGGCGTTGCTAGGTAAGGAAACCCTGTCGTAGCGTTACCCGTCACGTTTTTGCGGAAAACCGGTAAAGAAACGTTTTTTAGTATGCGCTCTTCTGCTTCTTCGATAAAAGTGTCTAATTCTGCGACGAAAGTCGTTTCTGCGGTTTCGCAGTAGTCTTGCACCGTTGATTTGAGGGTAGCCAAAGTAAAACTCATGTCGTCACCACCGTTACTTCACCTACGATTCCCGAAGCTTTTACTGGCAAAAAAGGATTTATTCCAACCACAGGCACGCCTACCGAAACAACCATCGGCTCGACCCGGTCTGGTCTTGGATTCTTCAAAGCTTGTGGATCGTCTACACGCGGTAAAGGCAACAGTTGCGGCTGTTTCGGTTCAAACTCATCAAAACCAACAAGACTACCGTTCCACTCTTTACGCATGCGATTAAGCTTGTAACGGAAACCAGAGCGATCCGAGATACCGTAAGCATTTTTTCCCGATGCAAAACCCATGGCTACGCTCCGTATTTATAGGTAGGAGGTGAGATCTTGAAGGACGCACGATCTCGGTCCTCCTCCATGGCGCGTATCATTTCTTCTTCGTAAATTGCTTTCAGCATGGTCATCATCTGTGGATTTTTTTTCATCGACAGATAATAAGCTAGTCCCGCTGCTAAACACGGATAAAACCGAAACGGCACATCGACCGTATTTGTAAAGGCGTCTGCGTCTTCGATCCTAGTCAAGCGATTGAACTTCAAGATGTCCGTGCTGTTGTCCGGCACCGGCCAAATTTTTAGTACCGGGGTGATTTGCCTATCGAGAAAAAATTGATTGGGTCGGCCCGTCTGCGTCTTAGTGGGTATGTTTAGAAACTCTGATCGACTCAGGCGGTCAATCGCAAAATCCGTGCCGTCACGGGTTACAACCGTTGACAGTATGTCAATTGTGGATTGCACGTCAGATAAATCTTGAACAGCAGAAACAGTGGTAGTGGCGGAGCTTGTGCCACCTGTTATCGTTTCACCACTGGAGAAAGTCCCAACCGGGATTGTTGTGGCAACAGAGGTAGTCGTGGGCTTGCTGGTGATTGACGCCGTGGCGGAGCTTGTGCCACCCGTAATTGTTTCTCCGACCGTGAAACTAGCTGAAGAAGCTACCGATAGCGTAAGAGTTCCCGCAGGGTATTCACTTATACCGGACGCGACCGTGATAGAAGTTTGATCAATCGTCCACTGATTCAGACCCCGATTTGCCCAGTCAGCAAACAACAGATTCATAGATCTTTTAGCTGTTTTCAGGTCATAGCCTGTCCTAAGCTCTAATCCGCAACGCTCAAAAGCCTCTTCAATGTACTCGGCTACATCAATCTCAAAATTTTTGCTGCTACTCGTTGTCATTGTATAAGTTGTCGAATACACGGTTCACATCGAGTACGTAGTCTAAATCAGACTTCGAGTAATGTATGTGCGCCGAAGGCTTAAAATCTGGAGCGCCTGTACCCGTCTCAAACCATGCTGGGTGCGTTACTCGTACCCGATTGTTTGGTAATGCAACGATGTTACCTGTCCACTCCCCCGCATCTAAAAGTTGCAGCACGTGACTTTGTTTGTGCTGTGCTGGGTCATCCGCAATTTCGCTTTCGGTGTAGTCTACTGTGAAAAGATACTTGGCGGGATACATTTCTCCACCAATCTTTGCCATCCACGGGCAGGGCGTTGCACGGTCCAGAACGTACACGGCATGATGATGCGAGGAGCAGTCCCACGGCTGTGCGTCATGCACCGCCATAGGCTCTGGCCATTCTTCTAAAGGGACATCCGCAACCAAAGCGGTTATAGGCATCCTTGCCCACATTGCTCCGCCGTGCACCGTGTCCTCTTCGTCACCTTCTGCTTCTATGCCCGTAAAAATCATCTGGAAACTCAGACATCTACAAGGCATTGTAGTTACGGCTACGGCCATGGCGTGCAAAAACTCACCATGATACGCCTCGTGGTTATGGGTAAATTCTTTCCTCACCCAGCACTTAAAATGTGGGATGTTAGACTGGAGGTAAGCCATATATTACTTGCTTACCTTCCCACCTCGGCGATAGCCCTTAGATTTCATTTTGGACACCTTGCCTCCGCCTTTCATCCCTTTAGATTTCATAGCACCACCCATTTTCATGCCCTTGGACTTCATAGCACCGCCCATCTTCATGCCCTTGGACTTCACAGCACCACCCATTTTCATGCCCTTGGACTTCATGGCACCGCCTTTTTTCATGCCCTTGGACTTCATGGCAGGCGCTTTTTTCTTAGCTGTTCTTTTTTTTGGGGCACCGTTGCCCAGATTTACGACAGACATATATACCTCACAAGTACTTAGTTTTTTTTCTGCGGTTCTCTAGTACAGCCCCGCACCCTCTAGCAATTTCTTGTCGAACCTCTCCGCCCACGCTCATGTTTTTGACCGTCGCCTTACGAGTGTTTTTCACCACCGTCTTGCCTTTTTTACCAGCTTTTTTCTTTTTTCTAGCTGTTGCCGCACGCTCTGCCTTGGTCAAAGATCTAGCTTTTGCCTCCGGCAAGCAGCGATCTGGGTTTTTCTTATCGGGAGAGGTGCCGCATTTGCCGACAATGTTGCCTTCGCTGTCGATCCGAACCCAGTTTTGCTTGACCCATTTTTTCAATTCACCCATCAGCGGCCTTTCCGTTTTCCACCTTTGGCTTTTTTGGCGTAGTTTGGATCTTTACAATACTTGCTAGCCGCCAAATTAGCGTAAGCGGACGGGTATGTGTCAAAGGTACGTTTGGCCCAAGCTTTGCCCTCTGGGCAAATCTTACTGCCTTTGCTTTTTTTAGACGCCCCGCCGCCTTTCCGAAAATAAGTCAAGCCTTTCGGCATACTTGCTCTAGTCATTACCACGCCTTACAAGACCAGTATCTTGCGGAAAATTTATCTTTTGCGGTATCACACTTGTGCCTCGCACGAAAGTTAGCCCGCCTTCCGGGCTGATCTTTCTTGATCGACATCTTCGGATCACCGAATCGTACTAGCTTGATTTCACTGCCTTTTTTGGCCAGAACCGCACTTTTTTTAGTTTTCCCCGGCGTGCGTTTCGGTTTGTTGAAACCAGCAAACGTTTCACCCCGGTACTTTATTCGACCAGAAGGAAGTCTTTTAACGTCCTTAGTTGTCGCCATGCGTTTTGCCCTTGCTAGTAATCTTTCCTCAAATACAAAATGACCGTGTAGGTGTCACCATCACTGTGGCCGACTGTGGTGAATTTGACGTCACCTGTCTTGCCTGATCCGGAATTATTGGTCAAACCCCCGAATTTTGTGTAGTCGTGATCCCCACTTTGGTTTTCACCTAGCTCAATACAAAATAAATCCGTGGTTGCGTCCCACAAGATTTGCACTTTCATACCGATGCACTGCCACCAAATTCTTTCGATTGTTACACCCGTGCATGTGTCACCGTCCGCGCTAGCGGTCAAGGCCGAAACATCCACCTTCGTGACGGCGCTTTCACCAGAACCGTCCGAAATGTTGGTGAGTTTCAAAACAGCAGTTTTTGGGCCGTCTGCTAGCGTTTGTGAAGCTACTGTATCAGCCATCTCGCTCTCCTATTACTGGTCAGCAAAAGCAGGCGCAGTAGTGCTCGTTACATTCCCAAAAATCTGATAATTGGTCGTATTAAGCCCGATTATGGTTACTTCAAACCCAGCAGGAACGTTCAACTGTATGCTGCTGTTGGAGTTTCCATCAGAGAATACTGAACTAACTTCGTTACCGTCCGTATCTAAGAAAGTAACACCACCAATATAAAAATTAGTGTTGCCGGGAGTAACAATAAGCGCGTCCGTAGCATCAGCAGCGCCACCAGCGTAAACAAACTTAAAAACAGATCCAGCAATAGGAGCCGGAAGCGTATAAGTATTATCTTGACCACCGTCTGGAACAAGTAAGATTCTTCCGCTATGAGTTGCGTTAGTAAGTGTTACGTCTCCATCGGACAAACTTACCGGTCCGTCGCCTAACGTCGCTACCTCGGTGAATGCCCCGGTAGTGGCGTTTTTGCTGACGGTTTTGAAGGTGCTTTCAGATCTAACCGCACCCGAAAAAGTTGTATTAGCCATTGTGATCTCCTGTCGTGGCCAGTGTCAGACGCGGTATGCGTCTGTCAGGGATGAGTTGAATATACACAAAAAAGAAAGGGGCAACAATGTGCCCCTTCTTTTTCACAAGTTTTTACAAACTTATGCGCCCGGAGTTCCTATAACGGATCTCCAGTCGGATACGCCAAACGAGTAACGTTCACGCGCTTTGAAGCGCATGTTACCCGTATCAAAGTCCCCTTCCATCGCAGTTTTGATGGGGGTTCTTTGAAACAGCTTGAAGCCGTTTGGTGCATCTGTCTTGACGAAGAACGCATCAGTGTCCGTCAGGAAGTGGTTTACAACCGCTCCTTCGGGCAGCATGCCCATAGACTTCAGTGCGTTGGTGTCGTTGTCCGCAGTGCCGGGACGCAGGTTAGAGTTTAGAACTCGTTCTGCGATAAATTGGAGTTCTTTTGGAATGATCAATTTCATTCCACGAACAGCAATTTTTAAGCCACGCTCGTCGGTAAAGCCTGCAATATCAATCAACATCTGCTCAAGAGATGTTTCGTTGAGGTCAGAGGCAGTCGCTAGAACGTTTGACTGATCTCCCGAAATAGACGGGTGGTCAGATGCACACAAGGCCGAACCGTCACCGATTGGGCTACCAGTGCTGAACGCATTGTTCAGTACGCTAGCCGCACGGATCTGCTTGGTTTGTGACATAGAACGCGCCAGCGCGCGGGTATACCGTGCAGCCAACTTATCATAGAGATTATCTTCGATAGCTTCCTCGGTGATTGAAAAAGCCAACGCGATTGTCTCGTGCGAATAGCGTGCAGTGTATGTTTCCTGCGCTTGGTCGAATGAGATAGCGCCGCCTTCTGATTTCACAGGGGCAGTACCAAAGCCCGAAAGCATGACTTCTTCTTCAAACGCGCGGTCTGAAGTTTCTTCGTCAAATATTTCGGCGTGTTCCTGATCGTAACGATCATATTCCAGCCCGAACAATGCATTTAGTCCGGGTTCTAGCTCTTTCGCTAATTGTGCGCGAGTAATAGCCATTTAGATTCTCCCGTTAAATGCCAGTGGTTGTGGCAGTGGTTTGTGAATCGAAACGCGCATTCGGAGAGTTGTAGTGTGCATTAATTCGCACAATCAACGGGATACCAGCAGCAGCAAAATCACTATTAGCATCGTCATCGACGATACCCATGATTTTGAGCGGCAAAGTAGCCGTTGTAGCGATTGATGACACGGACAACGCTGAATTTGAGCGTCCGGTATCTGTGCTGCCCGTTCGAGCAGACGTCCCAAGACTTGCGTTCGCAAACACACCCGCTAAAGCCGTGGCTCTGTTGGTTGTTGTAGCGTCTGTAGCGACTTGGAAAGTTTGCATCGGATTGTCGGCAACGAGAGCTTTGACAGGGAAATTTGTGTCAACGCTAACGCTGTTTGATCCGGGCCAATAGTTACTAAAAACAGGCTTCTTGGATACAGAGTCCACGTATTCAACACCCATCAACACACCAAGCGCAGCAGTTGTACCGCCCGCCGTATCGCCTGCTTGATCAATAACGCCCGCCGCAAGCGGTATTACTAGGCCATATTGAAAAATAGCGTTTGTGTTGTTGCTGGCAATCTCATATTGAGTAATGCCGGTTGAATTAGCGGAAGCCCCTACCAATCCGATAGGACGAAGCCCGTAAGCGGTTTCTTGATTTGCCATGTTTTGCTCCTAAAAGCTTACTTACGAGGACCACCAAAAGTTACACGGGATTGACGTTCTGGTTTGTCAATCACCATAGTTGAGTGTGCATTCTCGCGAAGAACGTCCGTTTCAATGGCTTCAATTTGATCCGCATTCTTTCTTTCAAAATATGCAGTTCGTTCTGCAACCGTTTCCAACGGGATTCTTGCCAGAAGCAACCCGCCAACACCAAACACGCCTTCATATTTCCCCGATTCAATAGTAGGTGCCTCAAAATCCGGGTATTCATCGCGTCGAACAAGCTCATAGCCCTCTCGCATGCGAGAAGAAATATTGGTCCTGTCCTCAAATCCACGTACTTCTGCACGTATCCAACGATGTTTAAACCCTTCTGGCGCAGGGGGCGCGTCTAATTTAGACGGTGGACTCCACGGTTTTCTTTTTACCTGTGTAGCCCGTGATGATTTAGCGCGGGAAGTTCTCTTGATGGCATCAATTTCATCTTGTTGATTATCAGTCATTGTCCTTCCTTCACGTATTTTGCGTACTCTTCGAGTGGCACTCCCAATCTTTTGGCAATCGTTACTTGGCTCGGGGAGAGACGAACCTTTTTGCCGCGTCCTGATGAAGACTTGCCACGGGATACACCCGCTACAGACTGACCAGAACGATTATTTCGCGACACTTCCACCGATTCATCTGGGAATCTATGCGGAAAAGCATCTTTCATTCGTGAATCTAGCGCATCATAGTATTCATTACTAGAGGGATCAAACCCTTCTTCCTGCACTAATTTCTTGTGTAATCCAAACGCCGCAAACGTCATTGCGTCGTCTGTGCCGAACCATTCGTTTTTGGCAGCCCAATCCTCTGCCTTGGGATCTGGGGCAGCTTGCGTAGGGGCCGGGACGTATTGTTGCTGCTCTTCTTGCTGCTGCACGTACGCCTGTTGCTGCGCAGCTTGGGCTTCTCGTTGCGCCTTAGCTTGCGCATGCTTGTCAGCAGCGATGCTGAGTTGGGCAATCCGCTCTTGCGCAGACATTTGGCGATCTACATCACCCGTTTCAATAGCGGTTTTAAGCTCTTCTTTTGCTCTAGTTTGCTCTGAAACGACACGATGACCGTATTCTGCCAGATAATTCTGATCCAGATTTTGAAGTCGTTGCTTTACGTTCGTGTTTTCGGTCTGCACCGTTTGTGCGTAGCGGAGTGCTTCTTCTCTTTCACGCTCCGCCTCTTTTGCACGCTTCGTAAGTTGGTTGATACGTTTTTGAACACTTTGACTGTACTTTTCGTGTTCGTCGTCGCCTTCGGCCTGAGCAACTTGTTCTTCCGTGGTCTCCGCCTCCGCCTGCGCGGGCGCTTCGATCTCTACTTCTTGCGCCTCTTCATCAAAATCTAAATCCACTTGGCCGTCATCGGCCTCGTGGGCAGCTTTCCCTTCGCTCATCTGCATGTCCCTCAGTTATGGTGTAAATCATCAGGGTCAAGAATTGTGGCCAAGATCTCATCATCGTTGAGAATCCGGACCTCGCTACCAAATCTAGCAGCGTCTTCATCATTCAAACGAAACCGCGAGCCAGCGTAGCGAGCAAAAATTACCCACTGCTTTTCTTGGCACCACGCCCCGTTTGGAAATCTTTTGTCGTCATATGCATCAGGACCTAAACGAAGCACCAACCCGACGTTTGTTTGGATTGCATCTTCCTCTAATGTCTTGGTGTTGAGAATAATCCCGCCTTTACTACGAGTCCTGCCCTTGAAAGGCAGCAGTAATACGCGCCATCCAGTAGGCTGGGGTAATCTGTCTATGATTGCGGCGTCTATCAGAGTGGGATCAAGTACGCGCTCCTCTTCAGGAACGTATGCTTTGGAAAGATCCAAAGGCTTTGTCGCATCAGTCATCAAATGATTCCTGTCTGTCCAGCATTTCAGAAAGTTCTACAAGCATGTAATCGCAAGAGCGAATCTCACCCATGCACTCTCTGTAATGTTCCATGTCTTTTATCCCGCCTTCCGACAAAAGTGCCGTAATTTGGGCCTTGCGATCTAGCAGCGTCTTACGGACAAACTGCACAATATCGATACCGTCCAATCAAGTATCCTCAATGTCTGACGATATCGGATATTCTCGCTTCTTTATCGCAAGAAATCAAACGCCCTATGCGCTTGTGAAGCGTGATCCCCGCTCTGCTGCACCCATGCCTCGTTTCTTGCCGGTGGTGACCTTCGCAAACATCGTATCCGGAGTTGGCTCTTCGATGGTTTGCGCGTAAGGAATGCTGCCTTGGCCTTGTATTTCGGCTTTGCTTACAGGCTTGGGCGGCTCTTTAATCGGCCCACCCATGATTTTTACTCTGCTCATACATCACCTCGTTGTTGTTTCAATAGTTCACGCTGCATACCTGCTTCGATGCGAGCAGCGGTTTGGTTTTCTTGGCTTTGCAAGCGTTGTTGGAACTGTGCTTCGCGCTGCGCAAGTTTCTGGCGATCTAGCTCCAGTTCTTGCTGCTCCATCGCCATGTCGTTCTGCTCTTGCTGAGACTTCAATTGCAACTCTTGCTGCTTGAGTTGTATCAAAGGATCTGGTCCTTGTTGCGGCTGGCCAGCTTGTTGCACCTGCTGACCAAGCTGAACCACTTGCTGCATGATTGTAGCTACATTTTGCGCGACTAAGGACTGGTACTGCTCGTTATCCGCAGGATTGACCATCGCAACGTTAGGATTTTGCTGCATAAACACCTGCTCTGCTTGCTCCTCCGCCATCAATTGCACGTGATTCAAGATGTGTTTCTGAATAGCGGCAACGACTTGCGGTAGCGAGGAGGCTATGCCGCCCGTTACGAAAATAAGGTGCGCTTGTATGTGAGCCATGTGGTTTTGGCCACGGAACGCCTGCAAGGCAACATTATTCAAGGCATCCATGTTTTCTTGCGCTGGGTCTTTCGGCGCGATGTCGCCGGGTGTATCTGCTCGCAATATCATGTCGGCGTTCTTTACTCCCAAAGCGTCGTACACTCGGCGATACACTTCTGGGATGTTGTGTATCTCAGGAGCCTGCATAGCCATCTGTAGCTCAGTTTGAGCCAAGGCAATACGCTGACTTTGAGAAAAAATATTCGGGTCAGATACCGGAAGCACGTCTACCCTTTCATCAAAGTCGTCAGCTTTCACCGTTGACTCTGCGCCCGGCACCTCATACGGGTAAACCGGAGGCAAGCTCTCGGACATGACACGTGCCAAGATCTTGAATTCAATCTTCATGGCGTAGTGCAATCGCTTATGCACGGCGCTCATTACACGAGTGCCTTGCTCAATCATCGCGATAGTTGTGCCGACAGCCGCGTTGGGATTGGCATCGCCTACTTTCATGTCGGTAATCGTGGCAAACCGTTGCCCTGCGTCCACCACAAAGCCCAGTAGCTGGAAAAGCGTGCCGTCTGGCCCTTTGAAAGGCAGAGGCATCAAACTGTCTCTAATCTGTCCTCCGGGCGCGTCAACGTCTCTAAATTCACCGGGTTGTAGAGGTGAATCGTCGTCCCTGATCCGCAGGCCGCGAGCCTTGAAGCCCGCAGGCAGGTTAGAAAGTGTTCCTGCATCGATCAATTGACGCAGTGCCGCAGTCGCGGTGCGTGACAAGCCCCCTATGGTATGAATCAAACCAAGGCCGTAGAAGCCAAATCCGGGCAAAAACTTGTAATGCACGAAGTATTGGATCTTGTTCGTGAGAGGGTCTTGCTCCTCGTAGTTACGTCGAATCGACAATACTTTGCTGTTTTCTTCGCTGATTGTGACGATATAGGGCACTTTGATGCCAGTTTCTTCACCTTCTTCGTCTTTGTTCTCGTATCCGGGCAAGTCGAGATCCGCATGAAACTCAAGCAAAGTGCAGTCGTAATCGATATTTGACGCACTCATGCCGTCGATGTAGTCCGTTTCTTGGGAAATACTGTCGGTGTTGGGCTGAGAAGGCAGTACAGGTACGTCACGATAGAAGCCGCCGACTTGCTGTTTGCGCAGGTCGTTCATGGATATCCGCACGACATGCGTGATGCACGGGCATGTTTGTAAGTCCGATGTCTCGTAAGGCACGACCAAGTGCTCTGCTGGTACAAACTTGCTGACAGGACGGCCCAGAGAGTCGTCGAAGTACACTTTTTTGAACGTGCTGCCCGCCAAAGGCAAATTAAACAGCATCTGATCAAATTCTGGCGTGTATTCCTCCATCACGTTAGTGATGTAGTAATTCATAAAGTTTTTTACTCGACTGGCTTGTTCTGCCTTTGCAGTGGTCGGCGTGCCGAGCACCGCTGTTCTTACAGGACCGTCCGCAGGCAATAGTTCGTTAAAGGCTTGTGCTTGGAATTGCACTGCCGCTTCAGCAAGCAAGGGGTGAGTGACGCCGGTAGCGCCCCTAAAAGGCTCTGTACGCTCTTCGTAGTTGAACCCAAGTAGTTCCAAGCCATCGGAATAAGCCTCTTCCCAGTCGTGTCTGGAGGCCCTATTGGCGCTGTATTGGTCCATCAGATCGTTGGCTACTTCAGCCAACTCTGATTCGTCCATGAACTCCGCAAGATTGTCGAAAAAGTCGTCTTCACGATCTTTGTTACGCAGCGGGTCAAAGTCAAAAGTGACACCACCGTCTTCGTCCTGCGTGATCTCAACACCTTCAATGCTCATCGCCGAATTGGTTTCAAGGCCGCTTGGCAGCGCCTCTACCTCGACAGCTAGCACGTTTTCTTCGTCGAGGTTCATACCTTCTCTGTCCATCAACGAGACAGGTGGTCTATCGCCATTTGCCATAATTTTTTCCTACGGTGCAAAGTCACCGATAATCGGGGAGGTTTATATCACCAAGAGGAGGTAACCCCTGCTCTCTCCGACGCGCGTTAACGTCTCTAAGTTGTTCAACGGTCATACCATATTGAGCCGCTATGGCCTCTTCACCCTGACGACTGAGGTATGCATTAATATCCTCGTTTCGTGCCGCTTCTTGCGCAGCGTAGTAGTCCTCTATGGGGCCGTATTTTGCTTCCCAGTTGAGTTTTTCGGCTAGAAACTTAGCGGTTGCGCCAATGCCGCCGCTGCCTTTCACTGGCGGAGGCTCCGGATAAAATCGTGTACCAGACGGAACGGAACTGGCCGCAGACCCAGTGGTACTGGTGTCCTCCATGACCGCGTCAGTATCCGGCGCTTGATAGTCCTCAACCGGTCCATACATGCGCTCATAATTTGCAAGCGCCTCGGCAAATTCTAAGCGGCCATAGCTACCCGTAGAATAATCCTCAGACTGTGGAGGAGGCGGTGCATCAGAAGGCTGGCTGGGCCGTGCAAAATCTAAACTCAAAAACGGCATCGCACCGGCAGCTTGAGGCCGATAGATTGGCATCTGATATTGACCTTCAACCGCGTCAGCAAACGGATCACCCGTAGCCGCAATGTTCATACCCTGTGTAGTGGCATAGCCCCCGATTTGCGGCGTAATTTGATCCGCGATACCAAAATCAACCGTTTGACCGGACAACATTACTGGGTCAATTAGCTCGGGTGTCGCCGCTACAGGCGGAGGCGTAAACATCGGTTCTGTGGGCACCGTGACCTCGGTTGGTTGCGGTGGCTGATACACTGCCGGAGGTAAATCTGGAGCGGGAGGCAACATGGCCGGCGGGGCTACCTGCTCGCTCGGAGGTTGCACGACATCCACTACCGGTGGAGGGGGAGGTGGCGGCAAAGGATCGGGTTGCGGTAGTTGAGCTTGCCCGGTGTAAGCGTCACCCGTGTCAACCACCTTTACTTCGCCCGGTGCCGGTCCTCCCGCAACAATTCCACTAGAGGGTGTAAACGGAGCAGTTTGTTGTTGCACGGACATCGGTGCGCTCGACAAGGGAGGCGAAAAAGGCTGCGCTTCCGTGGTTTGCGACCGATAAATCGCGTCTAGAATGTCGTCTTGCTGAGTGCCGAAAGTAAAACCGGGGTTCATAAAACCAACGTTTTCGGGCGCTACTTGCCTACGAGGATCTTGTGACCGGACATAATCGCTAGGATCAAACTGCGAATAGTCAGGGCGACCACCAAAGTCTGGATCACCGCCCTGATTCATCTGCACAGGCATTGTTCCACGTGGAACACCAGCCCCGGCAAGCGGTCCCGACGCATTGTACTTGCTGAACAAGTTGGTTAGACCGCTGATGTTTCTTCGTCTCATATTGTTCACCATACCACCGACTGCAAACCCCTTGAAAGGATTGCGAGCAATGCCGATTTGTCCAAAGTCGTCTGCTTTTGCTGGGTTACCTTTTGCCAAACGCTGCCTTGATTTATCGAAGACAGTAAGAATTTCGTTTTCTTCTGGGATGTTGAGCTTCGTTGTTCGACGCAACATCATAGCCCCGGTTGGGTCCAAATCACGTATCGACATCAACCTTGCGCCGGGAGCACCGGCATCTTTAACGGCGTTTAGGAATGCTTCTTCGTTCAGAAGAGCAGATCCCATGGGGTGATATTGCTCCAGAAGATCTTCTGAAACTTTAGTCGGTTTCCCGCCATCCACGCGAACAGTGACCAGATCATCGAAATCGACCTCTACTTCGAAATCCGTGCCCTCAAAACCGTAAAAAGTCGTCTTTCTTGGGAAAGCAACAGAAACTACCCCGCCCTCATCCAGTTCTCCGTAGCTTCTACCACCGTAGTCGATTTCTGCGAAACCTCTGGTATCAATACGCATTGGTATTACGGTGCCCAAGTCACCAAGACCGCCAGCCCCGTAAGTCATTGCCTCCGCAGGACTCTCCGTCATAAAGAAAGCCGGTTCGTCGGTGTTCATATGCACACCGCCGTCTTCTATGATTCGATCAGCGGCTCCGCGCGTGCCGTGAAACGCGTATTCGTTTGCTTGGTAAAAATCATTACGAGGCAACAATTGACCCGACGAATCCCTTGTGATGATGCTATCAGGGAGATTAGGCTCATTTTCCTCCAAGTCGATTTCGTGCTGTAAACGAACTACTTCACGCCCAGCTTTAGCCCTTTCTGCTTTGAGTCGATCCACGGTGGATTGTTCCAAAGGCTTGGCGGTGCTCTCAAAAAGCTGCGCATTACGGTTGTCATATGTGCTGCGCTGTTGCTGTAGTTTTGCTTTTTTTGCTTCGAGGCCACCGTTACCGGGAGGGTCCATTGAAAAAGACGGCTGGCCTTTACGGCCTTCGGCGAGCGAATAAACAAGCCCGCCTTCAGGTAACACCATTTGTTGAGTTTCTTCAGGGAAAGTGCGCTGAAGTTCTTCGGGTGTAATCGTGCGATCAGACGACCTCGCTTTGCCTTCTGCGTCCCGGTAAACGGTGCGGTTGGACCCGAAATTGTCTCTACCCAATACCCCCTCGAATCTTAGCTGAGTGTTGCGGGCCTCGACTTCGCCCGGATTACCGGCATACATTTGATAAGCTTGGCTTTCTACCTCTCGGAGTTCTGCTTGCTCTTTGATCAGCGGACGTAGTTGTTGAATGCGATCATCAAACGCACCACTCAACTGTTCTGTAATTTGCTCTGAATTCTTTACTCCCAACTTTCTCAAGGCGCGGTTTAGGCGAATTAATTCTTTATCAGATCCACCATAATTTGCAGGGTCAGATAATATTAGCTCTCGCCGTTTTTGAAGTTGCTGCAAAATCCCTTCTCTAGGAACAAAGTCTTTTGGCATGTCGGCAAAAAACACTTCCGGTTCGAGCCTTTGTAATTTTTCTGCTCGCGTTTGGCGCTGAATTTCTTTTTGCGATAAAACCCCGCGTGCTAAATCATTTTCTTCTTCGGCCCGCAACTTGAAATAACTCACAATTCTGTTTTGGGTAAGACGTAAATCTTCTGGCACTGGCAAATCTTGTAGTTTTTGCAGGGGTGCTAGGCTTAATCCGCGCCGAATAAAAGCTTTCATAGAATCTTTTATTCCGGGTTTTTCTGGCAGGTCAAACTCCACACTGAGCAAATCTTGCTTCAAAGTTTTTTCTAAATCCGACAGCGCCTCGCGATTTACGCTACGTCTTTTGTCAAAGTCAAAAGGCTGAAACATGCCCACATTAGCGCCACCGTAAGTCCCTTCAATGTCTTGTATGGCGTGCTGCACTTCGTGCATCAACGTACTCATCATCTGCCTGCGCCCGTCGGGCGTATTTTTTTGACGGGCAAGCTGGATCACTTTTTCTTCCGGGTTGTACGACCCGCGTACAAAAATTTGCAGTGGACTCGTCGGTCCAACCCGGATGTTTTTGAGTTGTGGGTATTCTTCAAAAAGTTCAGGGAAATCTAAAATTTGATCTAAAGCCGGGGATGGGAAGAGTTGCAACCCGTCTTTGCCAGCTAGTTCAGGTCTTTTTGTGAAGCCGTAAGTATTGAGTTCTTTTTCGTTGTAGTCCGAATATCCGGGTAGTTTTATATACTCTTGATCGTCAAACTGATTTTTTTCAATACGCAATCGTTGCAGGTTAAGCAAACGTTGCTCAGTTCGGGTTTCAGGGTCTAAAATTTTACCAATTTCTACGTCGGGGTCTTCGGTTACACGCACCACTGACGAAAACTTGGCGTTTTGCATGGGTATTTCATAGCGAACCTTGCCGTCTAAGCTGGAGCGATAGGCTTGGTAGGTATTAGCACCAGCTTGTCTTTCCCAACCTTCCGCAGGGTCAAGACCCGCTTCTTCCAACATAGCGACAGTTTCTTCTGCTTGCTTGCCAGACTTGCCGCCGCCACTGCCAAAAATACCAAAGCTGGCTCTGGGCACGTCGCTAACCGCACGCCCAACAGCCAAAGGCGTCGTTGCCGACAAAAAGGCGTCATAAGGCATGCCCGTCATGCCGGTTTCGGGGTCAATAACACGCTCACCGCGTAAGCTTGCAATACCAGAAAGCTTGGTTTGTTCTGCTAACGTTTCAGGCACCGTGCGCAGCGTTTCTATTGCCTGCGCTCGTGTCTCCGGAGATCTGATCAAATCTCCAGCAAAATCAACGGCTTGGGAAACACCACGGGCCAAGGGCATATTGGCGCGAGCTTCTGGCCCCGAAGTTGCCTCCTCTGGACGCATAAAGACGCCCGGACGAAGGCGTTCTTCTATTCGCTCTTCAAAGCCAAATGTCTCAGGGTTGTATGATTCAATCGCGTCGCCTAGCTCACGGGCCGCAGGAATCAAAACTTCGCGGCGGCTCGTGTCGAAAAGGTCCGCAGCGCCACGGGCCAGAGCCGTGGGCAGACCAACCCGGTCTGATACCATCGACGCAGGAAAACCTTGGATTGCGTCACCGCTTGCAAGCAGTGCTTGAATGTCTGGGTCAAAACTTTCAATTGGCAAACGCTCTTCTTCCGTTGCTGGAAGAATTCGTCCAAATTCAAACTTGCGTTCAGCCATAGTATGCCCCAGCCGTGATACTCACCGATTCGTCACTGTCTTCCCAATCGTCAGTAGGCAACTGCACAAAGTTACCCTGCCGATAGCGCATCAGCGCCTGTGTGGTGCTGTCCACCAAGTCGTCGTGAGTCCCGTTAGGAAAAGCAGCGCATTCTTCCACCACTTCGTGCGCCCAAGACTCATCAGGTGCCCAGATCATACCAGCTTCAAATAGCGGAGATATACTGTGTACCCTAGAAAGCTTGTCATTACCACGGCTTGGGGTAAAATTGACCACCGGAATGCCCAATTGACGCAATTCCTGAGTCAGAGGGGTCCCTGACGCCTTGGCTTCCACAATAACCGTCTCTGGTTCCCAAAATTTGTAGTGCTCTAGCGCGATTTCCTTCAGTTCAGGGAAGTCCCACCGCCCTTTCTTGGCATCCAACAAGATTAAATGCGCCGGACCACCAATTTCTTCGGGATAAAACACGCCCCAAGTCGTAATCGCACTGTAGTCAGCGGTTTCTCGCTTACTGAACGCCGTATCGTAACTCTGGATCACGTATTGAAGGTTCGGAATCGTGTCTTTTTCCCAAACATTCCACCATTCGCGCTTCAAAATGGCCAAAGTCTCGGAGGTAGGGTTCTGTTGGTACTGCGCGTTCCACTGATACGCAGGAATCGACGCTTTTACCGACTCCAACTCTTCCTTCTTCCAAAATTCAGGCCAACATGGCTCACCAGACTCGAAAATTGCAGGTAATTCAAGGACTTCCCACTGATCTGCAAAGGGGTCCTTAGTCATTTGACGCACCAAATTGCCCGTCATGTCTTTTTCTGACCACCGAGTTTGCACCAAAACGATAGCACCACCCGGCTGGAGACGTTGTCGGGGACCCGCCGTGTACCACTCCCACGCATTCTCGAAACCACTCGCCGACATCGCCGTCTGCTCCGAGTGCGGATCGTCGATAATGATCAAATCACCACCACGCCCCGCCAAGTTCGACCCCACACCCACCGCGTAATACATACCACCCGACTTTGTGTCCCACCGGCCAGACGCCTTACTGTCCGCAGATAGCTTCGTATCGTCAAAAATCTCCTTGTATTCGTCCGTTTCGAGCAGATTCTTGACCTTACGGCCAAAATTTACCGCCAGTTCGGTGGTGTGCGTCGCCTGAATGATCTTCATCGACGGGTTACGACCAATCATCCACGCCGGAAACAAATAAGAAGCAAACTCACTCTTCGTATGACGCGGCGGCATGTTGATGATCAACCGCTTCAACTTGCCCGAAGCAATCTGCTCCATCTTCTCCGCAATCAAATAATGATGCCGACCCGCAATGAACTCCGGCCACATAGATCGGACAAATGGTAAAAATTCAGCTTTACAAGTTTCTACCTTTTCTAATTGCTTCAAACGAAGCTGTAATCGAAGTTCCTGAATGTCCGCTTCTGTTTGAGTGTCAAGGTTCAAGGGGGACCCTATGCGTTTCAATGGTGGTGAGGAAATCTGACCAGTTCACGGGCTTGGTGAACGTGCCGTGGGCCGCGACCCGTAGGCCGTCTTCAAAAACGTCTATCGCTTGGTCCGCGCGGTACAAATGCACGGTGTCATCCTTCTTGACCACGATCCACAAGCGAGCGTCCTTGTGCCGCGTTGCAAACGAAACCTGATGCGGACTGAGCAAAACTTTATTGCCCTTCGCTACTTTGAGTTCGATTAGGTGAAACTGGCTTTGTCGGTCGAGTAACAACAAGTCCGGTATGCCCTGCGTGCTACTGTTCTCGATCCGCGTGCAAACCACATCAGTGCTGGATAGCCCCGTCTTGATCTGCCTCCAAAAGCTCGACTCTGTCTGGTTCGACATCGATCACCTTCTCGCCAAGCTGGCGCTTCAGTTCGTCCAAAGCCTTCTTGACCTCGGCTTTACTCATCTGATCAATCGATCCATGGCGGACCTCAGACTTGTTCACGTAAATATCGCCTTGGGCCAAGCCGCGCGCTTTTTCTGCCTGAACAGCAGCAGAGTATGCCCCCGCCGCGATTGCTTGATCACGGATATGCTGTAAGTCGCGGATGTGTCGGGCGTAGCTCACTTCGTACTTTTCAGCAAGCTCGGCCCGTCGTGCCTTGAGTGCTTTTACGATGTGAGGTGATTTTCTAGGGTTGAGCATCTCGTAGGCACGTGTATGAGCGCCGTTGATACTGAATCCCGCTTCGACGGCCAGATTTCGTAACGTGTCCTGTCCCTCACGTGTGGCGACCAGTTCGACAAACTTGAGTTGCTTGCCGGTCAATCTTGTATCTTCAGAAAGCTTGGGGCGCCCCCGAGTTTCTATTTTTTTCTGCACTTCGGCCATGCGTCAAATCCCATAAAAACCGCTTAATTTTGCGAAATATAGCACTTTTTTTATTCAGTGAAAGCGATTTGTTTCAGAGCCGTATTGTTTGCGTGAAACCTGCACAAGTACGCGGCTGGCTGCGCGTGCCCACGGCGCGCGGCGCGCGGAGCGCGGGCGGCGTCTTTTGCTGCGCGGATAACCTTTATTGGCGGGGGGACCCTAGCCCATGGCGCGCGGATCGCCGACCGGCGGCGGCGGATCGCGGCGCGCGGATCGATGCGCAGTTGCTGCGGTCCACGGTGCGCGGATCGTATGCGATATCTCTTTGACCAGGTGCAAATGTCCCACGGCGCACGGCTCGCGGTGCGCGGTACGTTTTGCAAGGGAAGGGGGCGGCGGGGCGCCGCATGTTGCACTGGGAAAAAATCCAAAAAAAAGCCCGCACATTGGCGGGCTTGATCGAACCGGTAATTCGCTAAGAATGAATCACGCCGTTGATATCCTCTACATCCGCATCGCGAACAATCTCAACGTCGACAGACTTTTGCACGTGCTCTCGAAGATCGGCGTTCGCATAAGGACAATGATCGGCGTACTTGATTAGCCCTTCTCGAATGTCAGGGCCAAAGATCAGATCAAAAGCATATCGGTTTTGATAATCGAGTTCGCAATATGCGCGATGCATTTGGTTAAAAGCTTGAGCCAGCGAATAAGTGCGCGAACCAGCGATTCCATTGTCTGCCAAATATTTTCTAAAGTTTTCCATTTTCACTCTTTCCGATTGATTGCGCCGAACGTCTCGGCGTGCGGAAAGTATAAGCTTTATCGCAGACATAAAAAAACCCCGCGCTTGGCGGGGTTAGTTGCGAGCTGTTGGGGGTTAGATGCTGATGCTAACCGACGCGTTGTCGAGTAGATCGCGAACCGTGTCCTCGACGCTGGAATTTTGAACTTGACGATCAACGGCATCACCAAAGTCGGGATGGTCGGTCGGGTCGTAATCGTCTAACGCATCGCTGATTTTGTTATCGAGAATTTCCTCGATTTTTTGATCCAGTTCAGTCTCCATCACTGCTATCAGCGCCTCGGCCAAGTTGCCGATTTTTTGCTCGGCGAGTTCTTCCGCTACTTTTAAATAGGTGGCTCGGTTTTCGAGTCTGCGTATTTCAGAGGCGGCAGCTTTGATATCCGCAGCAGTCGCCTCTAGTCCGGCTTCCACGTGATCGGCGGCGAGTCGGTCTAGGTAATCGGGCATGAAGACGTTTTCTTTCGTCGTGTCTCCGATGTTATTGGTGGCGTTATTCTCAAGTAATGAGTTTAAATTTTGCGCCGTGCCAGTATCAAGTTTGTGATCGGTATTCATATATCGTCGCTCCAATATTGCGCCAACGGTTTGTGGCGTTCGGGGAGTATAAGACTAATCCCACAAATAAAAAAGCCCGCACGGCGGCGGGCTTGTTCGGGTCGGGGGATCGATCACGTATGAGCGTAGCCGTCGCGCCCCGCAGAACCTTGTCGGCACCAATGAACGTCACTTAGGAGCCTAAGGAACGCCTCCCCTTCCTGAGCCTTCGGATCATCCACCCATTCTCGCCAGCCATCCAGCCAATCATTCTCGTCATATGGCGTGTAATCGTCAGAGTGGTCTCTGTTGATCTCTTCTAAAATTTGATCGATTGACCAATAAAATATTCGACCAGTTTCAATTTCTAAAATCGGGTACAACTTTTCTTTTTTCATTATGTTCACGTTTCATTACTCCAATGCTGCGCCGGTATGGCGTGCGCTCAGTATAAGATTAATCCCATGCAAAAGAAAAGCCCGCACGGCGGCGGGCTTGTTGGGCTTGTGGGTGGTCCTGATCAGGCAGCTAGTGGCGTCTGCGCGATGGTTTCCCATTGGTTACGCGGCAGATCTAGCACGGCCCGTCCGTTCGCGTACCAATCGTCGACGCTATCCGCGTCGGCAGTGTGCGCGACGGCGGTAACCGCGTTAACTAATGTTGCACGGCTGATAGGCTTGTCACGGTATCCGCTCTGCTGGATCGTTTGCATCAATCCGGCCATTATATCCCCCGACGATTTTTTCGGGAGACTTAACACTTTGACGACGCTATCCACGACGGCGGCGGGATTCGCCAGACCATTCGGGACAATGTCCCCGTGCGCGATCCGGAACATTTCGACGGCTTCGTCAAAACTGTCGCGGGAAGTATAACCGGCGACAACGTCGCGCAGTTTCAATTGCAGCGCGTGATTGTCAGCGTCTTTTGCTTCGCTAGTCAGTAGAGACCAGTCTTCGGTCCCGCGTGCGCTGGTGACGTGAGTGTGGCGGCTTTTCTTTTCGCTACTGCATCCGTTTAGGCACCATAGGGTCCAGACCATCTGCATCACCTCGACGCTACCCATTCCAACCTCAGAATTTCGCAGCATAATCCCGTTCGCCATGGCGTCGCCTATGGCTGGCTCGGCTACTTGGTTCTCAGATTTCAGGCGCATATACAGGCGATGGTCAGTGACTGTGCCGTTCACTATCTGCCAATCGGCTTCTGATTCCATTAACTGCGGAAGCGCGGCTTCTACCAGATCAACATTGTCGAACGTCTTAAATTTATCGCTGACGATGGCGCGCACTAGCGGCTGCTCACCATCAAACGTGCGGAGCATCTTGCTTTTCGGTTCATTTACCAGAATTTTGTTAATTAGGTTATCGAATTCCGGCGCATAGTTGTCGTTATCACGTAACCGGCGGGCGGTCCTCACGTCGATATCGCAGTTGCTAGCCAGTTGCTGGAATGCAATCTCGTTTGTGGTGAATTGCTGAGTCGGCATGCCGCCATTCGCCTCGAGCACAATGTTGGTATTTCCGTCGCGGGTTTGCACCTGCAACTGATCGGTCGGCGCAATGTAGTCGGCTTTCCGGCTTGCTTGCTCGCTGATCTGTCGAAGGATGTTTTCCAGCGTTCCGTTCGCGTTCTCTAACGTGGTATTTAGCATAATCACTTTTCCAATTGTGGGGCGTGCGGTGCGCCCTAAATGTTTGCCGCATGCGCATAATCGCATATTGGTGCGTCCGCGCAAGCTTTTTTAAAAGTTTGTTTTCAGCAGCCGGTCGGCTTTGTTGATTTCGAGTTGCATATCGATCAGCGCCGTTTTGGATTCCGACGTTAGGTAGGATTTATCACCAAGCTTTTGCGCCATTCGTTGTTGCTGACGCATGCCCTTATCAGAGTCGTCTGATTTTAAATAAATAACCTGCGCCATTTGCATTCGCATACGCATCACGCCGCTAACCTCACGATCATATTCCCGTCCACAACAAAACCCGAATCATCGTGCAGTGCTGGACCTTTGGCAGTAAGCCCGACCACTACCGGACCGGCCATGACGTTATCAAGATCAGACAAGTCACCATCAATAACGCGGCGGCCAAGGTATTCACTCGGCATAGAATTTTTAAAAACTACTGCAATCGGGACACCCGTCGGCAGCGCGGCGGCTACTTGGTTACGGTATTGAGGGCGGTCGCTGTAAGAGAACATCAGGCGATAGTTGTCTGGCGTTTTGCCTAGCCGGTTTGCTCGTTTTGAATAGTCGTAAAAGAACAGGTCAGGAAATTGCTGCGGTATGTTGTGATCTTCAAATGGAATATCGGATAGCACGTTAAGCCGTACCACGCCTTGCACGTTTTGCCTTTCGCAGACATTTTTTTGAAAGTTTGATAATTCGCGCGTGAGTTGGGCGAGAAATCCGGCTTGGTCGGAATGCCAATAATCGGTTTTCTTTTGACGGGCTATGTTGATATCAGGATTGTATTGGGCGCGTCCAGATTCTTTGAGGCAAAAATCCATGCATCCGGCGGCCTTACTACCGGCGCAGATAATGCGGTCCGGTAGCATGCTGAGGCTAGCCATACGCACCGGTTTACCGAAGTAATTGTTAGGTTTGTTCTGCGTTTTTTTGATCTTCGTGTTGCTGGCGGTCGTGTTCAGTAGTTTCATCATTCGCATCCTTGTTTAGGTGTACGCGCAATGTCGCATACTCTAGATCAGCAAACAAGGTCCCAATTCTTTTTTTTCTGGCTTGTAAGCGCATCGCGGCGAGGAAAGCAGTATGAGCTTGCCCATAAGTTTTTTCATACTCGGCTTGCCGCCTTGCGTTGGTTTGGGCTACAGCGTTCCAATGATTGACGAAAGCCTGCCCTTGTTTTAAGTAGCGACGATTTTTTTCTGCTAGCGCCGCCTTACGCTCTTTTTCACGCTGCCCTAGTTGAAAGTGTCTTTTGAACAATAAAAACATGCCAAGCACCTATGCGATTTCTCGCAGCCTAACAACACGCTGGCGCGCACTGTCAATACCCCATTCCTTAATTCGGGTTCCTATATAGAACTTTTTCCCAAAACAAAAAAAAAGAAAAAAATTTTTTGCTGAAAAGTGCTATGTAGTTACGGCTTTTTTGCCTCAGCCCGTAACGGCGTGAATCACGGTGGTACACTGCCGGTACGGCTACAGGCCACGTATTATAAGGGCTGTACCGCTGTACCGCCTGTACCGCCTTTTTTGAAATTGTTTTTTCAAAAAATATTTTTCTGGGAAAAGTACTATATAGAAGCGCGTTTTTTGCACCAAGCGCCGCGAACCGCGTTCTTTGCCCTATTCCCCGTCCCCCTCTAACTTCTGAACGCAACGCTTGCACCGATCAGGGCTATCGCTTTCCAGAAATTTCGCTCTGGGGATCACCCTGTCGCTGCCATTGCCGCAAAGCGCGGCCATCCGCCCGTCCATCTGAGCGTGGAGGCGTTCAACGCTTGTTTTGCCGCTCGGCTTTTCAAAACTGAATCCGGTCATTGTCGGCCCCCTACTGCATGTGCCACGCGTTCCGATTAAAAAATGCGACGATCCCTTCTTTGGTCGCGGGGAACTCGCAGGTATGTTTGTCGATCTCAAAAGAACCGTCTTGGTCTAGGACGGCGTCGATGTATCTTTTGCGCTCTTTTGCCGTTTTAAAAACTTGAACTACGTGGTGTCCACCCTCATTGCACGTAACACGCGCTAAATATAATTTCATTCACTTTCTCCGTTGATAAGAAAGGGGCCGAAGCCCCTGTTGGTTTTAAAGTTTGAGGTAAAAGCCCGCACCAAGAGGCACGAGCACCTCTTTGTGAACCGCTTTTACCTCTGCGTGTAGCTTCTTCGCTATTGGTTGGCTTCCATTGTCATAAGTCTCTGGAAGCTTGCCGTCTTCGACTGTGGCGTGGTCGCGGTCGAGTAGACCGTCATCCTCATCGCCCCAGTAAGATCGGACTAGCTCGATGAACTCCCCCTCTGCGTAGTTGCAGTAGAAGTGAGCCTCCGCGTAGGTATCGTGCTCGTCGAAACTGCCAGAGCGATCATTGTGATCCTTGCAGTCGGACCAGACCCACCACCGATAGACGATTGATTCGCCTTTTCGCATATCACTATCTCCAAGTTGTAAAAGAACTGGGTTGTTCCACGTGGAACATTTCCCAAAAGCGGATCGATCCCTCGACCCGTATGCATATTCTCTCATATGCGACCTTTCAAAGCCAGCATTATTTTGAGCAAAATGTAGACACAACTTAGACAAATCCAATTATTTTTCAATGAGGGGTTGACAAGATCGACGCTATTCGATCCTCCACACCCGCATCACGCCTTCTGCCGACACGCTACGAGTTGCAACTTTCTGGCCCGCCGTCCGTGCCCTGCCCAAAAAGGCGGTCATTTCTTTAGGCGGTCGTGCGTACTTTTCATTCTTTTTTGGTTTGTGGGCAAAAGCAATGCTATCTCCCACCTGCCAATTTTTTATGATTTCGTCAAAGTGTTGATACTTTAAATGCCGCCCTTTTTTGCCTTTAGGCGGTAAGGGAATGTTTTTTTCTATTTCGATCATTTTTTTTCCAATCGGGTGTTGCAAAGCTAAGATAACTCGCATATCCTCGCATTTCAACTTTTATTGGAGAAAGTGATATGCCGACAGTAATGGACTACCTAGAAAACTATCTAGGCGACTTGGAGTACGCCTACGGTGCAAACAAGAGTTTGGAAAACCTTAATTTTATTACGTGTTCAACGCCTTGGTTCGATGATGAGCAGGAGGCCGATGAATACCTCGAAGGACTGCGGTCAGTAAAACCCGACGCAACCATTGCTGACGCAGAAGGCCATTGGACTTGCAATGTTTTTCAGACCGAGGATTCGGACCACGGTCCGTGCTCCGGCTATGAGATCGAAGAGCTGGGCATCACGATCTTCGCCTACCGTGAAGATCCCACTCGAATCTCAATTCATAGGGGGAGCTAATAATGCCTAGATATAAAGTGGAAGTGATTCAGCGAAACGTCTTTTGGATTGAGGACGATGAAGCCCAAAGCATTGAGGAAGCAAAGCTTGCGGCTATTGAAGATAGGGTCTGGGATGAAGACCAAACGGGCGACGACACGTACACCGTGGACATTGTGGCGGAGGTTTTTGACGATGCATAAAGACGCCAACAAAATCGCACGTCGCATTGACGACGCGTTTTCCGTGCTCCGCGATGAGGGGTTCTTTGCGAAAGCCCATCATACGTTTTGTTTGTCCGATGGGGTGGCTGAGATACCTCGCAACAAAGAATCGCGGTTCGTGTTCTATCACGAGCAAGACGCGGAAGATCTGAAAGAAACCGGAATCTGTAACTTGGCTTTCGGATCGAGCCTTTGGGTAGGCAAAAAAATTTGCAAGGAATTGAACGACTCGGGCTTGTCGGTGTCTTGGAACGGCACCCTTGAGCAACGAATTGAAGTCAATGGCTTGCTCCGCGCAGCTTCAAAAAGCTGGGACGTCACGATCATCCAAACGAGTCTTGTGAAAAACGTGCAAGCGCGGACGGCAGAACAAGCCTGTGCGTGGGCCAGAGATCAAATGACGTGGTCTGACAACGTAGTGAACGTAGAGACAATCGCGGTTGAGGACACGACTGTCGATCCGACTAACCCAGTGCTTTTGAATTCCATTTATGTTTTGGATTTGCCTTACCGTGCGCAAAATTGTTTGCGGGGAGACAACATTGAATTCGTCGGCGAGCTAGTGCAACGCACCGAGGTTGATCTTCTAAAGATCCCTAACCTTGGCAAGGGCAGCTTGGCCGATATCAAAAAAGGGTTGGCTAGATACAACTTGACGCTCAAGCAACCGCACAGACAACCAAGGTACAAAATTACCAATCGAAGCCGACAAATCTTTGAGATGCGCCAATCCGGTAAGACGTTCCGTGAAATCGGTGACGCGTTTGGTGTCACCAAAACAAGGGCACAACAGATTTTCGATAAAGCGGCTGAAAAGATCCGTATTAACGAACTCGAAGGCCACAAGTGAAAGGCGAACTGACAATAATCTTTGATCAAGAAGAGGCGGAGCGAATCGTAACGCTGCTTCTTGGTCTTGATGAGCGGCTGTCCGTTATGGAGCAGCAAATAGAAACGCTGTTGGAGAAAGTGAATGAACTACAGCATGGAAAAAAATCCAGAAACCGCAGAAGAAGCCCTGTACCAAGGGCTGGTGATGCAGATGCTTCCGGATCAGACAGAGACGGAGCGTAAAGAACTGAACGACATCGTCAGCAATCTGACTGCGATGTTGCCGATAAACACCGTGAACTTTTTGAAGTTCAAAGCAATGTGCAAATTTTTAGGAATAGGAGATAGTGATGACAGTAAATAACTTAAAACTGCATGAGATGCAGACACAAATGAACGCCCTTGCGGTAGACGCAGCGGAGAAGTCTGGCAGTAAAATTACTGGGGGCATCAAAGCGGTTTCTAAAGCGGTAGGCGTGGACTACGCCACCATGAAGGGTTTCGTGTTTGGCACAATCAAAAGGCCCTCAGAGCGCACCGTGGACCGTGTGCGGACGTTCTTGCGCGACAATGGGGACTGCCAGAGCGTGGTCGAAGATCCGCGAGACGCGAAGATCTCGGAGTTAGAAGCAAAGGTCCGGCAGATGCACGAAGAGATCAAGCGCAAAGACAATGACCGTGAGGATTTACGGTTAAGTTACGTGAAAGTGCGCGAACAGCTTGAAAGCGTGCAGGCCCAAGACCCTGAGTTCCACGATCAATATCAAGTGGTGCATCCCGAAAACAGCTACTGGATGACTCACAGTGATATGTACATCGAGATCTATACCACTGGCAAAGATTGGGAAGACTCCGCTGAGCGTAACCGTGTATGCACCATCCCGATACCAGACACGACCATGCTCCTACATCGGGGCCAAGTACCGCACATCCGTGGCGAAAAGGAGGACGATAATTTCGATTGGATACCGGACCCAGACTACGTAAAGATCAGTGAAAATGATAAGGGTGAGGTTTGGGAGGCACCGGAGACGGTTACATCGCAAGGTTACACGATCCCTGCACGATCTGTGGTGGTTGAATCAAGGGAGCAATTCGACGTCCGCCGCGACCAAGTCAGAGCGGAAAATTTTGCGTTGGTGGCCGATGCTGCAAAAGCCATTGATAAAATGTACCGTAAGTGCGGAGGCATACCGGACACAGAAGTCTACGTTGGTTTAAGAGTGGACGTCATCGGCAACGTTTTTTAGGTATGATCTGGGGCAAACCAGTTTGGGTTGGGGCCTATCACTCCCCTCCAAGCGCGCGCCGTCCGCGTGCCCACATGGCGGCATTGT